CCCCGTTGGGGTTACCCCGAACGCCCCCCCCCCCCCCAAGCGGGGTCTGCGGGACCCCCCGGGGCCCCCGCCCCCCCCCCCCCCCGCCCGGTTTATTCTGCAGCTCGTTGGTCCAGCTATACTGGACCCACAGGCGATAACGTAAACCGTACTAAACTTGTTATAACTGGTGTCACCTATTCTGTGTACAAGTGTCTCCTCGAAGACACAACTCGAGGGATCATAATCATTAATAGCTAGCTGCATTGCGTAGAAATCATTCGTGATTTCGAAGCTGGCACGGTGTCTGCAATAGCTATTCTCGTTCGGCGAGGCAAACTGAGTGCAAGCCTCACGGGATACCAGGATACGGCCAGGGGCGCCGCAGGGACTAAGCCCAAGCCTATAAGATCCGGAGACCGACGACCGAACTAACTGAAGCTGGGATCATGGGAATGTTCGCTTGCAGTCAAAGGATGCTGGTGCTCGGGACTACCGCCTGACAAGCGGCCGACGCTGGTGCTGACTAGTTGCAATACAATGTAACGGCGATCTTCCGACCCATGATCCAAACCCGTATCTGCAATTGCAGACTGACGAGCCGGAGTAACGGCGAAACGGGGAATAACATGAATATTGAGCAATACGTGGATGCGATTGGGCAATTCGTTGACCTATCGACACTGGACATGTCATCCGATGAGATCGACAATTATGCGGTCGAAATGCTGGAAGCCGGATATTCCGCCGAGGAAGCGGCTGCAGGCTTATGCCTGGAAAATATTCCGGATCAATTTCATTTGCAGGGGGAATAATATGATTAAGTTTGGAAGTCACGTCTGGTTTATTCGGGAGCGGGCCGGACAGTACTGGTTGGTAGACGATAGTAATCCCGAACTGGCCCTGAAGTTGCAAGGTGTTCACTGCCAGGCCGAGGCGGAACGCATGGCCTGGGTGTTGATAAACGGATAATAAACTAGGAGCATCAAATGCGAGTCTTCAATCAAGCGGGCGATACGGTTAACATTACGGTCGGCGGGCGTTACTCCGATGATATACAGATCAATTCGGCCGAATTCGAGATGCATCCGGAGCTGGATGTCCCGGACACCGATATTGAGTGGATTCTCGAGAATCACGCTGATGAGATCTACCAGGAATGGCTCGAGAATCGGATTGATGAGGCAGAATTGGCTTGCGAGTTGCGTCGAGATGCGGAGATGGGACTATGAGTCACAAGTTAACACCGACCCGACCGGGTCCAGAATTCAGTCACAAGCTGACACTTCACCAGGTCATGAAATTGGGTCTCGAGGTGTGGGTAATACGATATAACAATCGGGACGTATACCAGTATCTATCGGAGCGTATTGCCCGGACTAGGTTCGAACGTCTCCGCATGGAATTGGAAAGGGGACTGCATGCGTCCACGGACCCAGAACGGAGCCAACATGCGGCCCATCCGGTGGGCCCCGAAGGGAGACATCATGTATCTGCTCGCCGATCAGTCTAGTAATGCGAAACTGTCGAAGAATCTCGGTATCACGGCCAAATGGCAGACCTCGATTCTATACCTGTCCCCCGCCGATAGCAGCGATCTGACAGATAGCTCCGGCGGTCCGGTTAACCTCTGTCCGGCGGCGAGTCCCGGTTGCCGTGCGGCATGCCTCAATACGGCCGGACGTGGTGCCATGAGTAGCGTGCAGCTCGGGCGTCTCCGCAAGACGAAACTTCTGGTCCAAGACCCGATCGAATTTAACCGGCAACTATCTGCGGACCTCGAGACGCTTGTCAATCGTCAGCGTAGAACGGGAGTGAGGCAGGCAGTCCGTCTAAACGGAACGTCCGATATCGCATGGGAATTCCATTCCATTGTCCGGAACGGAACGGAGTTCGACGGAGTCCCCCAGGCATTCCCCGAACTTCTCTTCTACGATTACACCAAGTTGCCGAATAGGATAATCGACTTCGCTACTCCCGAGGATTCCTGGTTTCCGAGTAACTACCATCTAACATTCAGTCGGTCCGAAGTTAACGACGTGATAGTCCGGCGATTGCTCAAGTATAGCACAGTCACGGTCGCAGTTGTATTCTCCGGAACACAGTTGCCTACTGAATGGAACGGCCGGCCGGTGATCGACGGGACACAGCATGATATGAGATTCCTGGACCCGGCCGGTGTAATTGTGGGCCTGTTGGCTAAGGGCAAGGCGAAACGTGATGACTCAGGATTTACTATCCAATTAACGGAGGGAGCGGCATGAGTAAGTGCCAGCGTTGCGGAGGCAAGGCCAAGTTATATTCAATCTCGGCGAAATGTTCGGACCTATACTCACATGAGCATATCGGAGGCAAGAGCTACGATGGCTACGTGCCCGATTGGATCGGCGAATACGGTGATTATGTGCGATTCACTATCTGTCGACACTGTGGCCAGGTCCAGGGGGAATGGCCTGAACTGGACAGTTCAATTAACAAGTTCAAATCAGGAAAGGCGAGTTAACCATGGACGAATACCTACTATTCTATATTCCAGTCCTAATAGGACTAGGACTGGCAATCCTAGTACTACTAACCGTAGACGATGGGAGGGATTGATATGTCTGTGATAATGTCAGTCACGTTCGGGCATCGCCCGGTGACACAGATCGAGTTGGTATTAACACGGGACACTGAGCGGTATACCGTATCCGTGAATGATTCGGAGGGACTCCTGCACCTGACGGAATTCCCGTTCGATGACACGATTGAGTTACTGGATGCAAACGAACAGGCACTGGAATGGTTCGACACTGTGCATGAGGCTATCACACAGTACGTAGATCAATCTGGTAGCCAAGCGATTCGCAATCTGGTGAATACACTGCAGTAACGGAGGTACGCCATGGCCATCTATAACGACGGACTTCCCAAGGAACATTGCCGCAAGATCATACTGGATCGAATGAGTGAACGTCTGTCATCCGCATTTACACTGCCCTCCGAGTCACTGACGTTCGAGCAGAGACTGACTGAGTTGAACCCGAATATCCGGCTAGTTGGTGCTGAATGGGACACAGGCGTGTGGTCTAGGGCACAGGAGAAGGCCAACCGCTGGCGACTGCCAATCTCCATAATGCGGGGTGAGGATCTCAACGTACTCAAGTCAGCGGAACAGCAGCAATTCCAATTGATGTGGCTAGACTGGTGTGGATCATTGACTTCTAATCGTATTGATTACATGAGACGCATAGCGAGGGGATTACATTCCTGTCAATACCTAGCCGTTACTATTCTGGCAGCTCGAGAGCCTGCGGGTAATCTTCCCGAAGCGTATGCCAGGGACCGAGCTTCCTGGATCACGACGCAGCTGCGGAGTGCAGCGACCCGTAGGGATCGGCACTGTCACCCATTGCACATAGTGCGTTATCATTCTCATGTCGGAGACTATGTCTCATCACCAATGTTATTCATGCTATTCCAATTTCATGAATCGAAGTATCCGGTCCTCGATATTTCTGATTTTACTCGGGTTGAACATTTAGTGTCCACAGGTAGACGTTTGGTTGCAGCGTAATATTCGAACAGTACCGACGTGTATGCAAATAACAAGAAGGAGAACACATCGTGAGTCAGAATCTCAGCTCAGTCAGCATCAGTGAGTACGCCGATCGTGCATTGGCATCAGTCTCGGGACGCTATCGCCCAGTGGACACCGAGTCACTAGTGCAGAAGATCATTAAGGACATTGGCCTGGGTGCGACGGTCGAAGCTGTATCCGGGAGGGGCTCGAAGAGTACCAAGCATGCAGTAGTACTGACACTGCCGAACCCCGTGAGTCTTGCCGGAACCCAGTGCTACCCCCGGATCTATGTCCGGAACTCATACGATGGGGAGTCGGCACTGACCGTACGTGTCGGCTTCTATAGGCTCATCTGCACCAATGGCATGATGATTGGCACGGATCACTTCAATGGCCGCATCGTACACTTGCAGTCTGGTGTCCAGCAGTTGGCACAGTTGCGGAGTAGCATTGTCGCTGCTGTCCAGTGGTGCACGGTCGAGCTGCCCAAGCTTGCGGACAGATTGAATTCGGTGCTCCTCACACCGGTACAAATTAGCACCGTACTGGCGAGGATCGGAGCATCGAAGCGGTTAGCCGAGCGGGTCAGCACTCGAGTGCAGTTCCCGTGGGTTGCGGTTCGCACCGAGGATCGCCAGGTCGATGGTCAATTGACAGCGTGGAACGTGTGGAATATTATCAATGAGCAGCAGCGAATCCTCTCACGGTCGCAGCTCCGTCAATTGGAAGTCAATGCCCGGCTACTGGATGCAGTCGAGGCAGTAGTTCAGCAAGCCGCATAGCCCTCTGCAATTGCTGCTGCAATCATGCCTCGGTCAACCGATCCCATGGAAGGGATCCCGCCTACAACGAGGAAGAGTAACATGACCAGTCCCGAACTGGCACTCGCCATAATTGCCGCACGCAAGTGGCGGAATGGACACCTAATCGAGCTGGACCTCAAGGGTCTGCGGGATCAACCGATAGATCGAGAGTTGGATTCGGATTGTACACCCGAACAATGGGAGAGACTGAATAATGATTCAACAATTCGTTGATCGCTTCATGGGCTCACGGGATATGCTGCGATCTAAGTGGGCATTGAAACATGTAGATTCCTACAAAGAGCTAGTAACAGACGTCGTCCAGATCCTCCATGATCCGGAGGAGTATGAGTCCATTGATCCGAATAGAGTGCATCTCATCGACGATGGTGACTATCAGGGAACGCTGTTGTTTGTGATTGCTGCTGGAGGATACCAGCCGAGTACCTACTGGTACGTGAAGGTCAGTTACGGTAGTTGCAGCGGATGTGATACACTGGAAGGAATCCGTGGGTACTATGAGCTTCCTCCCACCGAGGAACAATTAGATCAATACCTAACCCTAGCCCTGCATGTGGTGCAGGGATTGAAAGGAATGAACAATGAGGAAGAATAATATTCGAGTGACACGTCCGGATCAGGCACGTGCCGAAGCGGCAGCCAAACGCCGGGCCAAGCGAAAGCAAGTGCGCACGGCCCTCCTCGCCCCGTATCGCAAGCTCCTGGTAGCTCGAGATGAGCAGATCTCCAAGCTCATCACTGAGGTACAGGAGTTGTCGTCGGAGAATCAGAAGCTTCGACTTCCGGTGACGGAGGGCAAGTGAGTCACACACCACCACCTCCGAAACCCCCGGTTTACAAGACGTATGCCGAACGTGCCGCAGCGGAGAAGAAGATACGGGATGAGAGTAACCGGAAGACTCATCAGGAGTACCGGCTACCTCCAGTACCGGCGCTCGGTAAGACACGACGACATGACCCGAAGGATCCGGTCCCGAGTGCGGGTGGTATTCCAACGAGGGACATGGAGCCAATCAAGCTTCCACTGCGGAAGCGTGAGGATCGGGGTAAGTTTGCGGATATCATATCCATTAATCGGAAGGAGGGAAGAGGAGATGGACAACAGGATTGAGACTGAATCACTTGCCGATTGGATTGGCGGTCGCAGTAACCGCCCCCGCTGGTCTGAGCCCGAGGGTATGACAGCCTGGGAATTACTGAAATGGTACCGTCAATGCTCGCAACGCCAGAGGATTCGACATGCTACCAGGATCCGTGAATTGTCCGAGCAGGTAATTCGTGAGTATCACGAAGTGGGATACGAGAAGGGTCGGATGGATCCCCTGTCCCTTATACTCGGTCCAATGAGGGAGGCCAAATGATACCGTATTCGCCACATGTTTTGCTAGCGCTGGGATTATTGAATCCCCAATACGGGTTACTGGCCGAACCCACCCCACCCCTCTCAACTCACAAGTGTGGCATCTCACTGGCAGAGCATGCTGGACTATCTCCGCACGATGCGGAGATAGTCGTCGGGCAGATCGAGCTGCATTCGGTCTCCCAGGACGAGGAGTTTCTCCGAGTACTGTACGCATTAGCCTATGTTGAGAGTAGATTTCGGACGGACCGGAGGTCAAGTGCTGGGGCGGTGGGCATTCTCCAGGTAACCCTCGATGCAGCGAAGCACATCCATGTACTGCGCCGTACCGTTGGGTTGCGGGAGGTAGCTCCCACACTCAAGAGACTATCACAAGTTCCGATCAATGTCAACTACGGTTCTGCCTACCTGTGGCTGGCTCTGGAAGAGGCCGATGGGGACTACCTGGGTGCCCTCACTATGTACAATGGCGGCTATCGGCAGTTGACTAATCTGCGACGAGGTGCTATTGTCACTCATGAGACTGCGCAGTACGTACTGCGAGTCATGACTCTGGCATTTACATGTGGTGTGAAGAGTCCAGGGTAATAGCAATTCCACGGAGGTTTGGATGATTAAGTTTCTTCTGGCATTGTTCACTTCGTTCTATGCGTGTACGGGACTGTCCGATTCCCTATTCATCGGGGGAGGTACACCTGCGAAGGTGGTAAATGTTGATAATCATTTCCTCTATCTCGATGGGGTGATCACGGGTCAGACTATTGCTCCACTCCAAGAGGCACTCGAGAAGATCATCACCGCCGGTGGCAGTAAACGAGCAGTAACAATCCTCATCAATTCCCCGGGCGGTGGTGTCGTTGCCGGTATGTCCTTCATTAATCGAATGCAGACTCTCCGTGCCCTGGGTACCGAGATTAACTGCTATGTGCTAGATGTTGCTGCCTCGATGGCATTTCAGATTCTCACTCAGTGTACTACCCGGTATACTATGCCGACCTCCTTCCTCCTCTGGCACGGGGTTCGAATGGGAACGTATCAGCCCATTACGGCCGAACTGGCCCGGCAGATGGCAGCTGATCTCGAGCGCATGGACTTCATGGTAATGCGGCAGTTGGCTAGTACCCTCAGTATGAAGGATGATGATATCCGTAGTCACTTCCGCAATGAGACCCTGTGGTCCGGTGCCGGTCTACATTTCATAGACCCCTACTTCATTAGTATCGAGGATGCCTATCCAGAGTTGATGTCGAAGTTGGATACTGCTGTTCGCACCGAGGAGCCTATGTTCTTCCTACAATTGGATGGCATGATCTACATCTGGGAGAGTTGGGCTCGGAAGGCTGGTTTGATTCCAGCTATTCAACCTGGCATGGAGGGGGCACAGTGAGTCGTAGAATCTCGTTTAAACTCTATGATAAGGATGCTGCCGGTAATCCACTGAACGAGTTGGGCCTGAGTCTCGCATTCCAGCGGCACTACGCTGTCAATCTCGGGGTGCCAGATGATCTGAATATACTGGTGAAGAAAGTCTGGTTGAAGTTTCTGATGGATTCAGTGGACCCTGTTGCCTCTGACAAAGCAAACTTGAGTAAGGCTGGAGTAACTGATGCGGTTCCACAAGGAGACACTGCGGGACATGGCGAGCCGGCTCTCGGGGAACCCGAGGGGAATACTGGTGATGCAGTGGCCCAGCCGCAAGTTGTGGATGATCAGGACACCACTACCACTGGGTGACCTGTGCCCTGCGGTATTAATGAGGGACCGTGACCAGGCTCCGGTGTGGGTGAGCGTGGATGACCCAGTGTGGATCTACCGTGGAGTACTCTGATGTCAATTATCCGGTTGGATATTGGGCAGCGATTACGAGAGGGCCGGCAGCTTGCTCGCCGTGAGTACCAGGCCCAGGATGTCCTGAAGCTCGGTGTACTCCGTGCGGGTAACTCCGGCATTGTCTCGGTTGACGGTGAGGTAGCTGCCTCGTGTCACAGGGTGGCACATCTCCGGCAACTCGGCATCGAGGTGGATCCACCGGATGACTCCTCCCTGTTGATGTTCCAGTTGGGCACCGCCAATGAACAAGTGGTATACGAGGACCTGGTGCACACGGCCGGATCCGACGAGGTTATCCTCAGAGAGGAAGAGATCCCGATCGAGTGGTTCACGTCGAATGGTACGAAGGTTACGGGCCGCCCGGACATGGTGATCTGTCACCAGACCCAGGGTCCGGACTGCGAGCCCAAACCGGTGTTATGCGTGGAGATTAAGAGTATCGCCTCAGTGTGGACCAGTAGTGCCGTGATGTTCGATGGTGAGCCCAAGCTGGGGCACCTGGCCCAGGTGGGCCACTATATGTGGAAGCTGGGAACCCCGGGACGTATAGTCTACAAGCAGTATGCTATCCAGGAGATCCCGAACTGGACCGAGGTGGTCAACGGTGAGAAGCGCAAGGGCTGGGGTCAGAAGCTATTCCCCCGTGCTGGTGCTCCGGGTTCCGAGCTAATAGACTACGAGAAGGGTCGCATCCGTCCGTTCGAAGTAGTGTATGAGTTGGAGTTTACGGACGACGGCGTGCTCAAGTATAAGCGGGAGGGAGCCGAGACCGATTGGACCTTGACGATCGTGAGTACTACTGACATTGCTCGATTCTATGAGCTGGTCTCCAACATGGCTAGCACAGGTAACCTGGGTCCCCGGCCGCTCACACTCTCCCCGGATGGGTCGACCAAGCGGTTCACGAACTGCGCATACTGTCCGTTGAATGCGGTGTGTGATTCGGTTGAGGGTGCCGATCCTGGTACGCAGTACCTGCAGTGGCTGGATGCAGTGCGAGAACATGTGGCGAACCGAGGGGCTAGTAGTGAAGTGAGCCCAACACCGAAACGGGTTGACAAGCGTAGCAAACTGAAGTAATGTGAGTGAACCTCCGGAGCATATCGCCCCGGGGTAACGCCAACAATAAGGAATTACACATGGCGTACAACAGTGGAACGAAGTATTCTGGTACGAAGAATGCAACTGGAACCGGGGCAGCCCGTGCCGGTGCAACACGTGCGAAGGTGGCACCTCTCTTCTCCACGGGTCTCTTCGTGAAGAAGGATGACGAGGGCAATCCGGTCTCGGGTGCAACTCTCGCCTCGGTCCAGGTCAAGGAGACGGTTACTCTTCCCGCTGGTAGTTGGATTAACCTCTATGCCAATGAGCCGAAGACTCCCAATCATCCGGAGTTCAGCATCAAGGTGAACCCGGGTCAGTTGCGGCAAGCTTAAGTTTGAGCCCGGGCAGTACCCGGGTAGAGGGAGGTGGTAACCGTGTATTACCCCGTACAACGAGGCGTTACTGGACGCCTACCCACAAACGCATCAGCTTCGTTACAGCTGGATCGGATCTGATCACGATCCCAAAACTGATACTGCCTGGACATGCAGCAAAACTGTCCATCCAACCAAGATGTGGCGGCGTGGGAAGCTGGACCTGACAGGGCAACTCTGTTGGAGACCTGGAGACACGCAGTGAGCAAACGGACCTGACCGGATCTGTACTGAAAGCGTACCGCACAACGGCATTGAGTTGCCAGGGCGCACGAGTGGTGAAACCAGATCCTCGCTGGAGTAGCGCCCGGCCCACATCTAATCAACCCATCGGAGATTATCATGGCAGTAGCAACTAATCCAAAGCGTTACCAGAATCAAGCGATGAGCAAGCCGATCCCGATGCGATCCGAGAATCATGCAAAGGTGAAGTGGATTGCACGAGATCCAGCTAAGCGTAACCGCAAGCAGCGACGTGCCTGGGCTGCCATCACGGGAGAATCTCTATGACAGGAGAACACGTTCTCATCGGTGTTGTCATACTACTGAACATCCTGATATTTGCAGGCATGTTCTATAGCCAGGAACTGGAGAAATCCAAATGAATGACATTCTCTCCCATGCAGAGATCCAACAGTTGCTCCTCCGCAATAATGCTCAGCCCGAGCTGGGTCGTCCCCAATACATTGGCTGGTCCGACAATCGTATCCGCCCGATATCCCAGTCGGATCTGGACGAGGCGAATCGTCGGGCCAACCTCGGTCCTGCGCTCAACTACCAGCGGTGGCTAGCCAAGCTCAACTCCAAACGGTGGCGCTTCAATGCTGGCAAGGGGCATCGCTATTGTATGCGCCCGACTAGGGTCCGTGCCGGTGATAGCTGGCAGTGGTCCGAGGTTGAACTCAATGCGAGAGTGAGGTGAGTAATGAACATGACACCCCGATTCAAGTTCGAACAGTTGAATGAGGGCGACTCAGTGGAGTTCGGATTCTCCACCTCCTCCTGGACTGATGTTGCAGATCGCCTATACGACTTCCTGCTGGGCTGTGGCTTCAGTCTCGGTCGTCAGGACCTGGCCGATCACTTCGATCAGTCGGTATTCTCATCGGTGGTAGACGGGGTCATCGAGGAGCATAGTGATGCTCTAGATAAACTGGATGATCGTCCGGATCAGTTCGCTCCGGAACGGTACACGGAGCTGGATAATCATGCGGAGCGATATGGCATGCAGGGTCCAGGGGAGGAGGCCAGCCCGGCCCCGCCGGGTACTCTTGCCGCTACACCCAGTAGCCCCCGGTTACTGTACGAGTTTACAGCATCCGATACCTATGGGAAAACATTGCCAGAGATCTGGGCCGTTGCTCGTCGCAGCGTCGAGGCCCAACAGGACTACGAGATGCAGGTGGACGGAACCATGTGGCCTAGTTATCGAGTGGTCATGACTGGATGCACGGTGAATGATTCCTCCGATGGATTACAGTACCTATTCGAGGTGTGGAGTAATTATGTCTAGAACAGTTTCCACTCGCTGTCGTGTCTACGAGGAGGGAACCCAGGACTATCACGGGGATAACACGCTGGATGTACTGAGTCATTGGAACATTCACCGCTGGGTGGTACTGAGGCTACCGGATGGTCAGCGCTTCACGGTTACTGCGGCAGATCTGCAGGCTGCAATTACAAATGCAACTAACTTCAGCATGGGTGAGTAATGCCGTATCACAATTGGTCCGATGATTCCGTCGATTGGGAGGGTATCAACGATGCCGCTCGTTACATTGCCGTATGGCTCCGTCGCTGGGCCCGACTTCCCGTCCGAGATTACAAGGAGAAGTTCGGGACAGTTCGCATCTATTGCGGTTTCGGCTGGCACCAACTCCACGATATCACTCACCCCGGATATTGTTTCTCACAGTATCCCGAGTGGCTGTGGCATCTAGACTGCCGCTACATCCGTCGGCTCATGCCTCTCGTGAACTGGGCAGTAGTACCCGTGCACCGAGCATTGTATCGCTGGCGTTACGGTCGAGCTATTCGCAAGTGGCCCCATTTGGCAGGCGAGATCCTCATGGGTGCCGACTGGCACGAGGATCTTCTCGGCCTAGATCCCAATCTGCATCTGGTGCAGACTGGAGATCACAGTTGGAGTTACTGGTGGACCGGCTATGACGGGGGCCGGAAGGATTGGAAGACGAAGTTCATGCTGGAGCAGGAGGCATACGATGAGGGAACTGAAGCTCTCCCCGGAGGACGAGCATCTACGGAAGTTCTGCCAGGTGATACCTCGGAACAATCATCGTCGAGCGGGAATCCAGATGTACCATGCGGTGATGACCCGGACGTTAACGGGTCGGAAACGTAGGCGAAGGGCACCGCCCGTTTACCGGTTGATCATGCAGCGAGTCCTAGGTGTGAGGCGCCTGCCTCGGCGCATGCATGTGGATCACATCAATGGCGATCCCCTGGACAATCGCCGTGAGAATCTGCGCATGGCAACACCGATGCAGAACGCAGCCAATGCACATAAGCGTAGTGGTTGCAGCAGCATCTACAAAGGTGTGAGCTGGTGCAGAGTGAAGCGGAAGTGGAAGGTCGAACTGAATCTAACCGTGATCCCGGGGCTAAGAGGTCGCCGATCCCGGGCGGTCCGTCTCAACCTGGGTTACTTCGAAGTTGAAGAGGATGCAGCTGCATGCTATAACTCCATCGCTACCGAATGGTACGGTGACTTTGCGAGATTGAATGATGTTAACTCAGCGGATGATTGACCAGCAATGTAGAGATGCATACGGTATGATACAGATGGACTGGCTCCTTGCCTTGATGGATTTACTGAAGATACCACCCGAGGAACGGTGGCCCTGGTACGGTCAGCTGATATATAATCGACAGTATGATATCCGCAGAAAGTTCCCCGACATAACGGAGGATTAACATGTCGAACGTGCTGTCCTCAACTGATCAGCTTACTGTATATACCCAGCCAAAACCATTCACCATATTACAGCCCACCTCCTGCCCCCCACGGGGCATTGGTATTATCGTGGATCCCAGCTGCTGGGTCGAGGCTATTGATCGAGTACTGACAACTCGGGATGTGGTCGCAATCGACTTCGAGACACGGGGTACTGACCCCACTCTACCAGATAACTACATTGTGGGTATGGGTCTAGCTGGTTCCGACTTCAATTACTATCTCCACCGAATTGGTAATGAGGAACTGTTCGACCATATGTTGGAACACCTGATAGGGTCGGACGTGCGGTTCATTGCACATAACGTTTACTTCGATGGTCAATGGATATATGCTCGAAAGGGACCAGCTCCTGCCTTCCTGCAGTGGCATCTCAACTGGGAGTCCTGCACGTATGCCCTGTATCGTAAGCTTGCCACCGAGGGCTGGGTCGGACAGCGTTGGTCACTCAAGGATGCTATGACTGACTTGCTACTGTGGGAGTCAGCCAATGATGATGGCATCAGTCAGTGGCTTGTGGCCAACGGTTATACGAATGGCTCGGGCAATGCATTGAAGGGCGAGATGTGGCGGTGTCCGCCGGAGATACTCGGTGAGTACTGCCTCCTAGATGCCGAGGCTACCTACCTCCTCTACACTCGGATCCTGCGGCCAGCGATGGAGCGATTCCCCGAGCTTCAACGATTCCACCAGCAGGATTTCCTCCATCTGATCCGGCGCCTGATAGAGCAGAAACTCCACGGTATCCTCGTGGATAGGGAGGGACTGATCGCTGCACGTGATGAGATCCTCAGTGAGTTGGGACCCATGGAGTGTTGGATCCGAGAGGAGTCTGATATCGCCGAGCCCATTCACCAGTGGGAAGAGAACAAACTTGCCGAGTATGACGAGCGGGAACCACCTCAATATCGTAAGCGGCCGAAGATGGGGGCCGAACCGGCCCAATTCAAGAAGGATGGGAATACCTCCAAGGTGTGGATCAAGTGGTGTGAGAAGCGTGATCGTCCTCCGGTGCGGTCTAAGGCATGGGAGAAGTGGGAGAATCGCCGACAGGAGATTCTGGGTGGTCTAGACGAAGCGTATAGGTTCAATCTCCGCTCCGGCGATCACCTCCGGTGGCTCTTCTTCGACGCACTGGGATTCGAGCCTACTGAGTTTACGAAGGGTGGGCAGCCCAAGTGCGACACCGACACGATGCGACGATATGGTCCAGGAGGTGCGGCACTCGAGAAGTTCCACCTGCTCCATAAGGAGCTGGGATTCGTTACCGCTTACATTGAACTGACTGAGCATCGAGATACGGTGCACCCCGGGTTCCGATCGCCCGGCACACTGACGGGTAGACTGTCCGGGACGGAACCGAATGTTCAGCAGGTCCCGAAGAGTCGGCGCTTCCTCCAATGTCTGCGTGCACGTCCGGGTCACGTCTGGATCGATGCCGACTTCACTGCACTCGAGCCTGTGGTAGCTACCGAGCTGAGCGGAGACCCGGAACTCATGAAGGTATTCGGCCCGAACGCTCCGGCCGGGAGTGACATCTATCTGCACACGGGCGCAGGTCTCCCCCAATTCCGGGATCAGATTGTGGCTGCCGGGTACGATTCCGAGAACCTGACTGCTGAAGGGGCGGCCCATGCGAAGAAGGCAGTGAAGCCGCTGCGGGCTATCTGCAAGGTCCTGTACCTGTCATCACAATATGGTGCCGGGCCCAACAAGATCTGGCGCACACTCACAGCGGACGGCGTGGACATCAGTCTCGAGCAGGTTCGTGAACTGCACGAGCAATACTGGGAGTACTATCAGGGGATCAAGAGCTGGGAGAAGCAGCTGAGAAAGGAACACCGGGAGAATCGTGGCTTCGTGATAAATGGTATCGGCCGTCCCATCGGTGTTCACGAGGATTCGGACCGCAAGTTCGACAAGCGGAAAGATATTGTCAATCGTGTGGTGCAATCTACTGGCCACGACATCCTGGTACAATATCTGTATGGCCTATGCCAGCTCTTGGATATCGAGGGGATACACTGGAAGCCGATTATTGTGGACTTCCATGATGAAGTTCTGGTAGAAGTACCAGAGGAGGAAGCGGAGGCAGCCATTGCCTGCTTCCGTAGGGCCCAGGATCAACTGAACGCCCAGCTGGGTGGGACAATCCCACTGAGGATTAACCCGGTGATAGTGAAGACATTGGCCGACGCAAAACTGGAAGATTAATAGGCCCAATATGCGGATGCAAAGCTCGTGGAAATACCCTGGACTGTGGAGACACGTGGATAACACCACGGTGGCCATGGAGGTGACCAACTGTACCTGGGTCCCGGAGAAGGATTCCTGGAGTATGAGAGTGAGCTGGTATAACATTGGGCACTGTCATCTCCCGTGGCCTCTCGGCATATCACAGCGAATCTGGATCCGCCGGGAACATGCAGGTAATTGGCAGCGTATGGGTGAGCAGGACTTCGGACCTGCCCCAATCCACAGGAGTCTCTGATGCACAAGAGGTTCGATCAGCAACTGTTCGACGATAATGACTCGGTCGCCAAGCGAACCGTGACGGAGTACCTCCTGTGTACCGAGGATGCAATAGTGGAGAACTACCCGGATCCGTACCACGTGGACCTGTTGGTAACGGGTGGTCTCGGTAACAAGCGGGCCATTGAGTGCGAAGTGAAGAGAGTCTGGTCGGGTGCGGACTTCCCATGGGACTCGGTCCAACTTCCCGAGAGGAAGCGGAAGTATCTGGACTGCGGTTATCCCGTGGAATACTGGCTGTTGAACAACGAGCTGAGCTATGCTATTGTCATCCCCGGCGATGCACTGTTGAGGCATGAGCCGGTCGAGGTCAGTAATCGATACGTGCGGAAGGGCGAACGCTTCTACCAGATACCTCTGGTAGAATGCTCCATGAGGATATTATGAGTAGCACACTGCGTTTCAGTAGGAGAACCCCGTGAGCACAACACTACCGTCCAAGTCCTCCGCTGCCTACGCTGCGATCAGAGAGAACGTACTCCCCCTTACGAGGGGCATCGTATTGGTCGTGGATCCCAGCATCGGCAGCCAGTCCTCGCTACCCGGCTGGGCCGTCTACGGTGGCGGGGATTCACTTCTGGACTCTGGCGTGATCCCGATGGATGTCACTGAGTCACGGCCGTACAGGCTCCGTGCCGTGTACGATAAGCTCGAGAATCTGACCACTGCCTGGCAGCCTCACGTCATAGTGTACGAGGAGGTCCCGGTCATGGCGCATGCAGGCCGTAGCCAGGTGTCCCACGCCTCACTGCTGAATGCGGTGGGTGTAACCCTAGCTGCCACTCATCTGCCCGGCGTGGGCTACGTGGGGATCCAGCCGATCGTGTGGAAGAAGAGGGTCTCTGCGGACTACGTGAAGGGTGACGAAGCGGATGCGATTGAGATGGGTCAGATTGTGATTGCCATGGCCCACGAGATATTACTGAAGGATCCTCCGAGGAAGTATCGTACGGCTAGGGAGGGGGGAGATGAAGCGTAACCCACTGCCGGAAACAGTGAGTGTACTGGGCGTCCCCTTCCGGGTACTGATAGTGGATGAGGTGGATGACCAGGACTCCTCCGGGGAAACATGTGGGGAGCATCGGCACATCAAGATCGCCTCCTCCCAGGATACACGCAGACGCTGGACCACGTTTGCCCTGCATGAGTACCTACATGCGGCTCTTGTAATCAATGGGGTCCATTCGGTCCTCGGCGAGGAACTCGAGGAGGTGATAGTGCAATCCCTAGAGCATGCACTCGAGCAACTATTACTGACCCACGGCAAGCAACTCCTGGCAGCATTGGCTGTACAGAAGGAGGATATAAATGATTGAACTAGTGACTAGGATTCATCTATTCGACAGAACATATCAACAGCGAATCAATACCATCGAGGTGAATCAGCAGATGGAACTCCCGGATTGGATGGTTGACGACCGTATGCCACAAGTATACGCTCCCTATTTTGAACTCAAGGGGAGAACGGTCAGTCCTGGTGGAACCGAGGCGCAGTATGCGCACAACTCAGCTCCACCTATTGTTGTTGCTACAAGGTTAACATACCTACTGAAGCTGTCCGTTCCAGGATCTGGTTTAGAGCTAGTTCATGTCGGGATTCCGTGGGGAGATTTGCCCGGGTTATCAATGAGTACCGAGGAGCCCGAGTGCGCCTGCGATATCCGGGCACTGATGTCATCAGGCCATAACAGTGGCTGTCAGTACCTACAGTGGAAGAGGAGCAAGTGAGTTACCGATATGTATCCAGCATCATCTGTCCCCACTGTGCCGATAGGGTCTGGTCCCGGTATGGTCACGACATGAGGTACTGCTTCTGTCAATACTGCTTCATCGATGGGGGACGGGCCTATACTCGGGTGGGTTATGGGGGTACCGATTGGCCCGAACCCTGGACCCCTCCAGTATTATCGAAGATGCGTGTACCAACGGCCGAACTGGCTCCGTATCAGAGGGTGACGAGCAGATGGCCCTACTAGCTTATCTTGGAAGGTCCAACGCTGTCATAATTATCCTGTTACTATCGGCATGTGCAACCCCATACCGCTACTCGGATACTCGGTACCCCGGGTGTGAGTTGGTTCAACCGCTAATGGTGGATATGACCGGGTTGGGCTGGGATGATACCATATCCCGTACCACTATTGACCGGGCACGACACGTGTGCTACTATCGGTATCGAGGTTGCCTGTCGAAGATAACCCGCACAATGGAGTACTCCTTCCGGGTACTCTGCAGACGAACGAAGTGAGTCTGCTAGGAGGAGCCAGTATGTTTCGCATAGGCAACATAGTGATCAGTGTACTACTGTGGACCGGAATCGTGATCCTGACCAGTTGCATGATGACTGACCCCAGTCAATGGCGCCCCGAGCAGCACATGATGATGAGTCGCAACTGCCGGATCGTGTGTAAGCCCGGGCAGGTTCTCCGATATGACTCAACTGATGGTTCATGTGATTGCCAGCCGAGTCAACCTAGACCACGCAAGTAATAGCTGGGGTCACGGCTCGTGCGATTGTCAACCAACCGGTCGTCGTCGAGACGACTAGCGAACGGAGTGAGCAATGGGTCACAGAAACAGAGAGATTGAACTGAAGATGCTCGTGCCGGGAACCTACACTCACATCTGCGAGGAACTGGACAGGATACTCTCAGACGAGAAACCGCAGATACGGACTGGTAGTTCCCTTGACACCTACTGGACCATTCATGATGGGCGTGCAGAAGCACAGTTCCTCCGGGTCCGTGAGCGTGACGGGATCCGGCAGATCACCGCCAAGGGCAAGGACCGGGGTACCAACGTCAACCGCATTGAGGTTGACATTGATTCCACCAGTGAGACCCATCGGATTCACCGCCTACTCCGGTGTGTCCTGGGGAAGCCCGCCGGTGTAGTGCAGAAGGTGTACAAGGTGTGGGAGCTAGAGTCCGAATATGACACCGTATGCGCCTACGAGGTATTGGAACCAGAGAATAAGCTGGGCATGGTTATCGAAGTTGAGGCACGTACCGAGGAGCGCATGCGGGAACTTGAAATGCTAGTACGGGGGGCCATCCCCGGAGTGCAGACTGCACCGGGTAGTCTATATGAGTTGTTGATCGCCAAGAGTGTACCAATCAAATGAAGGAGTGAGGAGATGCCCACTGTAACAATCAAGTTCACCCTACCCGAGGAACGGGACGAGTACGAGATGGCTAACCGAGCCATGGCCATGGCCATTGCTATTGAGCAGATTGGCAATGAGGTGTTCCGACCCGCCCGGAAGCACGGTTACCCGGAGCAGGAACTGGCTTCTCTCCTCGAGAAGTGTGGGGATGCAGGCCCGGAATTGGTATCTGCTCTGGAACAGAAGTACTATGAGATTCTACGTGAGAATAATGCCGTGGGCTAACAGGCGAGGAATAGCTATGCCGATGTATACCTGGAAGGATACACGAACTGGAGTCGAAACCGAGGTGGTTCGCAGTTTCGACGAGTGGGAGCGGCCACCCGAGCGGGACGAGGTTCTGACCCTGAGTGATTCGCAATTCGAGAAGGCCGAATGGGAACGTGTCATCGGTGCACCAGGTGTTGTCAAGGGTGCGAGATGGGGCGGCGGGAAGGGCCACTGGTAGCAGTGGGTAACTAATCGTGGCCTGCGCCCGTATAACGGACGAGGGGTATTGGTAATGTCAGACTTCAAATGTCCACAGTGTCAACATCCGCAGACTTGTCCATGTCCCTCCTGTCAATTGACGAACCCCACGGAGAAGCCCTGGATATGTGACGGGGATTTCATATCCTGCGGGAACTGTGGCCTCAAGAGACATTGTGACTGGTGGTTAGATAGAGAATGGGAGTATTATGAATCTGTTGGGAAACAAACGTAAGCGCACTAACACGTTCACGATCCGAGCATCGGATGGTGCGATCGGTGGTCGACTCAAACGTAATGGCGATCTAGATCTCAGCATCGACGGTCACCTCTTCGCCACTATCCCAGGTAACCTCATCCCCGCATTGGCACACTGGCTGTCCTCTGTTAATGGGAGATTTGCTGATGTCCTCGATTCGAAACTACAAGCCAATGCTGCGATCATTCCCCTATCCTCAGGCAAGAGCCGGACAGAGTGAACTCCTCAGAACCCTGGAGCGACTCTGGAATCAGTTCGACGTATTCATAATTTGTGCGCCCACGGCCTTCGGGAAGAGTGCCGTATCCCGGACAATTCAGGAGTGGGCCTACTCGGCCTCACTCATTACTCCGACTAATCTACTGGTCAATCAGTTTCTCACGGAGTTCCCCGAATGTCCCACACTCCACAGACTGGACTCCTACTCTTGCGAGGAGTGGCAAACCAACTGTGCTGAACATCGTGGAAAGGCTGGAGGATTCTGTCGTGGATGTCCCGCTGCGGCTGACCTAGCCAGAGCCAAGTATCGTCGGGGTCCCGGAATGTACAATTATCACATATATCTAGCCCATAAGCTCCAACGTCCCACTCTCATTGTGGATGAGGCGCACAATCTAGTTCCCACGCTACAAGACCTGCTCTCCGGTCGTATCTGGATTCACGACTACCCGGAGTTGAGTGCGCCACCAGGTACCTCCCATTCAGAGATTCTCCATAGATTGGATAAACTTCCTCCCCATAAGAGGAAACATGTTAAGATTCAGTTATTACATGAAGCACTGACCTCGAAGATTCCACACTATGTGATTCAGTACACGACGGATTCATTCAACGGGAAGGGCACGAAGCGTGGAGAACCGGAGGATCGACCCTGCATTAAGCTCTACCCAGTAGATATTGGGGATTCATTCGATCTATTCACCAGGGGTGAAACGCAGAAGGTAATACTGATGTCTGCTACCATCGGTCCCGTCGATGTTACTGAGTTGGGGTTGCAGCGCAAGCGTGTGTGCTACCTCCAGGCGGCTCACCCGATCGCCCCCGATCGCCGTCCCGTACAGTTACTGTCAATTGAGGACTTGAACCATGAGAATCTTGAGGCTAGTGGCCCTCGATTAGCAGAAGAGATAATCAATATTGCTAACTACCATGCAGGGGAGAAGGGTGTAATTCACTGCACATATCAACTATCTACCATGTTATCGGAGCATCTAACAGATGTACGATACATCTTCCACGATCGTGAAAACAAGCGAGAACAATACCAGAAATTCAGAGACCTGGCACCAGAGAGTGGCGCAGTATTGGTTGCCAGTGGTATGTATGAGGGTATTGACCTACCTGACGATCTCGGTAGATGGCAGGTAATCGCCAAGGTTCCCTGGCTTAGTCTGGCTGATCCTGCCATTAGATACAAGGCGGATCGGGAACCTGATTATTACAGATGGAGCACCCTGAAGCACCTGATCCAGGCCTGTGGACGCATCTGCAGACACGAGGAAGATTATGGAGTTACGTACGTTTTAGATGGAAGCGTGAACCGCCTGTTAGCAGGAAGTGCTCACCTCTTACCTTCATGGTTCAGTGATGCAATTGTCGAATAGATCGGGAGGGTTCGCCAGCATCCAAAACGATCTTGACGGATCTGTCGAACGTCTGATAGATTCATCTCACCATCTCATTCCGGGATGGTTTGCCGAGGCAATCAATGCGGGATGATGAGCCGCTACTGACAAGGGGAACTCTTCTATGCCTTCTTGGAATATCATTACTGCTGGTACCGGGTGGGGTACTGGTGACGCTGATTGCCCTGTTATGTCAGAAACTCCACTATTGGTGGACCACCCGATTGTGAATACTGGTACCCAGGTGAATGCCACTACGGCAACTATTCAGCAGGCACTGACCGCAGGTCCAGCACTTAAGTTTGATACTGCTAAGGTGAGGCTCGAGCTTCTCTCTGTACCCGCTATGGAGGCTATTGCCGAAGTGATGACCTTCGGTGCCCGCAAGTATGCAGCTCACAACTGGCGCAAGGGATTCGAGTGGTCTCGCCTATTCGGTGCACTACTCCGGCACACGTTCGCCGCAATGAGGGGCGAGGACCGAGACCCGGAGTCCGGTCTCCTCCATCTGGCTCATGCCGGTTGCTGTGTCATGTTCCTATTGGAGCATGTCCTCTGCAAGCTGGGTACGGATGACCGGTATAAGTCGATTGTCGTCGAGACAATCCCGAACGAAGTGAGGGGGAAGTGAACCTCATCAGTATTGACATTCAATGCGGAGTCTGCGAACATGTTTTCGACGATCTGGTCCAACGTCCTCCGGCGGATTTCGGGATTCCTGCGTATGTCTGCACCGCCTGCGGCTCCGAGGCGTATCGTATTCCTTCTGCGCCGAGGGTACTCCGAGCCTCTCATCCCGATGGATACTCCCGAGGACCCGGATACCAGTCAATGAAGGAAGCTGCAAAGCTCAGGGCCGCACGTGCCAACCTACCGAACACGGATGCTGCTCGGGCAGATATTAATTCTGAGATTCGGAAGGTGGAGAAGGCAGCCGGTCGTGGCTATGTGAAGAAAGAGAAGGGACAGAAATGAATAATGTCAAGCAGGCACTACTCGAGTTAGTCAATTTACAGAAGCAGCGAATCGTTCAGCTGGAGAGCCAGGTACGCCACATGGCCCGGGATCTATGTCACACTCAAGACCCCACCTACTATTCTGCATTTGCTTCTGAGATCGGAGATGTGATACGTATTAGGGGAGAGGACTGGAAACTCCTCAGTAAGAATCGCAATGAGTGTACTATCACATTGAAACTGATCGAGTCTAAACAGTAACAGTGCTCGCCGTCGAGGCGAGTCCCAGCGAACGGAGTGAGCGGTATGAATGATGGATACCTTGCTAGACTGAAGCTTGTGGAACAACAGATCACTGTGATGCGCTCCGATATGAACAAGGCGCTCAATGAGGTCATGGACACAATAACCAAGATGATGACCGCCCATCGCATGTTCCAGATCTACATCGATGAGAACCTGAGGGAACTTCGGGATAAGGCAGGACTCTCAGGTTCGCTTCTCACAGATGGTCTCGCCTCGACCGAGGATACGTCATCGATGGCGCCCTCGACGGGCGATGTCGGAGGCAAGGAGTTATGATCCCCGAATTTGGTCGGGTCATGATTGGCTGGTATATCCTGTTCCTCCTCCTACTTGTCACCACTGGCTGTGGCTATGATGAGTGGAGAGAGACCGACTGTTACGATGGCTGTGAACCCCCGGAGGAATATCCAGATGACCAAGATAGCGAAACCCGCAGTGTTACTGTGGTCGGACCTGCAGGGCCTACGGGTCCGACTGGACCGAGTGGTAAAAGGGGGCGGACCGGGGATCCAGGAGTTGCTGGCAAACCTGGACGAGATGGAACTGATGGTGCTCCGGGGACAGCTGGTGCAGATGGTCAGCCAGGTCCAGTGGGTACTCCAGGCGCACAGGGCGAGGAAGGGCCCGTAGGGCCGACTGGTGAGGAAGGGCCGGTGGGGGATACGGGGCCACAGGGCGAGGAGGGTGGTAGCTGCACTACGTATTACATCAATGGAAATCAGGACTGCGGTGTGGTGATCGAGTGCGAGGATGGAACACTGACAGAGATTCCCGGTAAGAAGTATAATAGGCCAATCTGTGCACACTGACCAACGAGGAGATAACATGTTCATTCAACTAACAGATACCGATGGTACTCAGCTTTGGGTCAATGTAGAACATGTCACCGCTTTCTTTCGACACGACAGTAATAAGGGAACGGAGCTGAAATGTCTCTCAGATAGAATGGTAATCGCAACAGAAGATCCATATACAGTACTGGCTCGCATTCGAGAACAAGAGAATCAGCGGGCCCGGGACTATACCAGAGGCTAGTGAGGTCAGTATGAACTGGAATGAACTTCTAGGCGAGGATTGGTGGTGGCATGCTGCTATTCTGGCAAATAAACTTGCTGGACAACCAAGTAAACCACGAACGGATGTATACCCCGAACGACTCAACGTGTTCGCCGCATTCGATGAGGTTGAACCCAATGATGTCCGAGTAATTATTCTCGGCCAAGATCCCTATCACAGCGTGGGAAAAGCCCGGGGCGTAGCATTCGGATATCACCCGGGCTACACGGGATCTGTTAACAGTTCATTGGCTAACATCATTCTAGAAGCGGGAGGGGACCCTACTCACTTCGACAAGACACTCCGTAACTGGACCCAACAGGGAGTCCTGCTACTCAACACCCGGTTAACTGTTCCCCATGAGCAGCCCATGGGCCACGCAGGACTGGGCTGGGAAGAGATGGTATCAGAGGCTCTCGAGGTAGTCGTCAAGCGGGGCCAACCCCCAATACTGGCCTGGGGTGCCGAAGCCCGTAAGATGGCAGCACGAACGTCCGCATGGACAGTTATTGACACGAGCCACCCTTGCAGGTATAGTGCTTCCAGGGGGAACAAGCCGTTCCTCGGTAGCAATTGCTTCGAACGAGTGAATGAGGCCCTAGTGGCACAGGGTGACGAACCGATTAACTGGGCCTGTTCTGGACCCTCGGGGGTCGGAGGTATTAATAACACATGAGTGACTTCCAGGTGTACATGGTCTGCATTACAGTTATGCTGGGAATATTCTTCTGGGGGATTAAATAATGGCAAACCCAACTACGGAATGTGGAGAAGTAACATGGCAGACGTAACATTCCTGAACCTGCTGCGGGGCAATCGCATCTCCGGGTTCCTCCGGCTGAAGATGTCCCCCGGTGTCGCATACCGCATGGCCACCGACTACACGTATGCCGAAGTGGCCCTGAACAATGTTCAGAACATGGAGGGCGAGAACCTGGCCATGTCAGCGGAGTTGAAGATCCAACGAAACCAGCAGGTGGAACTGGTAGCCCCGTGCAGCCTGCAGCCTATTGCGGGCCACAAGGCACTCATAGTCGCCAATCCCGCACTGTTCCGGTACGCCTCGGTACCGCCGATGCTTCTCGTGGATTCACTACAGCAACCGGCTGAGGTAGTGATCCCGGCGAAGTTCCACCGTGACATGGCAATATCGGAATTAGACTGGCTCTGCAGGATATACTTGATTAACTGAATTGGAGTTGAGTATGGAACTAGACATTCAGAAGCTTGCTGAGGATCTGATTGCCCGGACCCAGCGGCAATCCCGAGTCTATGGGGAACAGTCGGATAGGCTGAAGTGGGTAGCCGAGGGTATGCGGGAACTGCATGAGGCTATTCGCCGAGCAGCAGCCCAGTTGGCCACCGAGGAGTTTGCAGATAAACTAGTACCCAGTGGAGATGGCGATGCCGACTGAGGACAGGCCCAATGTCTTCGCAATCCAGGCGAAGAGGACTCAGTCCAATCTGCGGGTGCGGAGGGGAATGTTATCCCCCGAGGAAAGGATAGCGGAACTGGAAGCGGACGTGGATAAGCTTATAACTACACTCCTCCAGCAGCAGAAGCAACTGGAGGAGATGGAGGATCGTCAGTGGAAGTTACTGAGGCTCATCGGGAAGAGGCTGGGGATTTCCGCTTCGAAGAGGCGGGCCGAGTAAACTTCCGTCTACGTTCGAACTCTTCCGGCGACAGCGGCACCATGCCCTCCGAGGACATACCCGTAGGTCCCGGGCGCATCCCGCCACTCGATGCCCCATAGGCAGCCGCAGACACAGGATTCATATTTGCTCGATTCAGCAAACGTTGCTCCTCACGAGACTGAGTCTGCTCCTCGAAATTCTCCTGCCGCTCCTGTTCCTCGGGAGGTAGCTCCTCTCCTGTCCACTTATCTGAATACCGAGTGTTCGGCATCCCCTCCGCCCTGAGGCGGTCGAGAACGGATAAAGTCTGTTTGCGTTTCTGTGTTTCCGTGGGCATGTTATTTCTTCCCCTTACCTGCCTCATTATAGGCTATAGCAGCCGCCTGCTTCTTCGGATATCCCTTGGCAATCAGGTGACCAATGTTGGACCCGATAGCCTCATCCGATTTCCCTTTACGTAATGGCATATCAATATCCCTCACGTTTCGGCGGTGGCGCCGAACGCTTGCGAAGCTTATCTATTCCCGAAGAGATCTTCGAAGCGAAACTGGACTCCTCTCCATCCTCCTCTTCCCTCTCCTCGGGTTTCTTCCTGAATGCCTTGCGCATCGCATCGGCTTGCTTACTATACTGATCTGCCATTTCAGAAATCTCCTATTATATTTCTACCGATATTCTAGATCCCGAAGCGGGATTAGAAGTCTACACGCACAGCTAACAGTGCAGCTCTATTGCCGAAATCGTACCCACCGCCTGCCCACAGGTTCGTGTCACCAACCCGGTGGTACAATACTCCAGACCAATTGATTCTGGGTCGTATTGATTGATCAGACCAACTCTCCGGTTTGACGGCTGCTATTGCCTCGGCCGACCACTTCGGTCTCACTACTGGCGTGGGCTTACTCGTGTTGGTATTGGTATCGGCAGTAGTCTCCGTGGTGACTTCCTCAACCGTACCATCCGGACGCTTGATCACCGTGACCGTACGGGTTACTACCCGTTCCACGGTTATCGTATTGGTCACGGGAGGAGGAGGAGCCGGAGGCATTGGGCGGAATAGTGTATTTGCTTGCCAGCCGCCCCATCCTCCCAGACTGAGGATGAGTAGCACCACATAGGTTCTCCAATTAGCCAGCAGAGTCATTACGCTTCCTCCTTGGGGGGTCGAGCTGACAATACCGCTTGTGCCGCATTTGCCCCGGCAACTGAAGTGACAATGAGGCTGATTGCCCCTGCCGTCTCCACGCCAGTCATTGCCGTTATTGCCACACAGCAACCCATGCCGACCAGTGCAATCACCGAACGACGACACGTTACCACCTTATTGAACCCTGACCTAATTGAATTAGTCACCCGTAATCCCCGCTCTCTCCAATGTGGTGGATCCCTCCGGACGCTCACCCGTGGCCAACGTTACTAGGTCGTCCGTGACGAATCGTATCCAACCGCCGAGACCTCCCGGGGCAAACATGTACACACCATTCTCTGCGGCCTTCTGCATCCGGCTAATTGCCTGTTCCGAATCTGCTGCCCGGCTAGGTTCGGCAAATAACTTCAATGCGGTATCAATGACAGGCGGAGTGAAGAAGTCTCCGGTGACTACCCCCTTCAACGTACCGATGGGAGCCGCTTGGGATATGCCCTGGGAACTGAAGAGCTTCTTCTGTCGATCCGTGAGGCCCTCATCTGAGTATTGTCCCATGAGTGCATCTGCTGTCTCGAGTAATACCCAGGGAGCTACCAGTTGTTCCGCAAGCCGAGCGCTCCCGCCGAGGGCTCCCTTCGAACGATATCCCTCGACCACCTGACCCAGGGTTGCCGTGGGCCACTTACTGAAGGCGCTGAAGAGAGGTCCCATCGTCCGACCATATTCCGACATCGAAGCTCTATTATATTGATACTGCGTAGAATTCACAATGTGGGTTGCAATCTCCCGGACCATGCCCCCCACGTCCCCGGCATCACGGGCCCGTTCCACTGCACTCCGAACACTCGAGGGAAAACGCATCAGGGCAGTTTCGGCTAGCTTGGATCCCTTGTTGAGATCATTCGCCATCATCTCCGAAGCACCGAAGGCGACACTGCGGTTAACTGACTCGGCCCACTCGTAGGGCTTCATGCCCACTTCAGCCATAGCTCTGGTGCCCCGCTTCAGTAGCTGTGCTGCATCAGTACGGGCCAGACCCTCATCGAGGTAATCCAGGGAACCCCCCATGAAACGACGAGGAGCAAGACCCATGGCTTCCATTCGCCGCATATAGGCAGGAAGTTTCCGAACACCTCCGACACGGGCAGCACCACGCATGAACAGGAGAGACCCGTATGGCCCGCCAAATTCAGGTAGGGTCTTAGTAAATGTCTGCGTCAAGTTCATGATGAGGGTACGAGGATTCAGGGCACCAAGGAGGTTCGGGTATATCTGCTTACTCAGGTCCTGAAGGAACGTCGGCATCATCTTGACTGTGCGCAGGGCAGTACGCTGCCAGTCACTGCCGGCATCCCGAATCCGACGATCTAGTGCGGTGTGAAAGGCATCTTGGGAACGAGTGAAGTATTCAGCTGCGGTACCCTTGCGAGTCCCCATTAGATCGGAGATTAAACGATCAACATACTGGGCCTGAGAATCGGCTCCGAGATTGTGCAACATCGAAGAGACATTACGCATCCGGTCAATTCCCTTGCGCAGATATAGATGCCGTAACGTGTTGGTAGTCCACTTGTCTGCTAGTTTGTATAAGTTAGTTTCCCGGGCCCAGAGAGGAATAAGATCTTCACGCTCGAGAGCCGCACGGGCCACTGTCTCCAGTTTCTGTCGACCCTCTGGATTCAGGAAGGTGGACTTCCACATGCGAGAAATCTCCGACGGAGTATTCCCCGTTTCGCCGCTCAGCGTATGCATGAATTTCAGAGTCGAGGAATGTTCGGCATTAGAGTTGATTAATGAGTTGAATACGTCGGGGGGGACTTCGGCAATGTCCCTGTAACGACGCCCAGTTATCACCTCAGCATCTCGCTGGATAGAGTTGATTCGTGTGGAGATTAGTTCCCGGAGTTCCGAGGTATCTCGCAATTGAGCCGGGACGTAGTTCGGGCGACTCTTGATAGCGAGGGGCGGGATACCCTCTTCCTCCGCCAACTTGCGGACCCGATCTATACCTTCCTCGAAGAAGTCCCGAAACCCAGCAAATGCTCTCTGCTCAGGTCCGGTGAGAGCCTCTCCAGCCTCTACCTTACGTATAATATCCCCCGCCTGCAGGGCCTCGGCATCCACTCCCGACCGCTTGTTATCACGGAAGATACGACTGATCTGCTGTCGCATGTCCTCACGAGGAAATGACATGCGGTTCACGCCCCGATTGATTTCCTTGTGAGCGGCCTCGGCGCCAAGTCCACGCCACTTCTCGTCCATCCCACGTAGCACGTACTGGGAATCGGAAAGCCAATCGAATGAGCGCTGGAGGAAGGACGGGGCCTCGCCCTGTGCAATTCCCCTACTGCGCACATATTCCTCAGCAGTACGAGCATTGAGAAGTTCTCGGAGACGACCTTCCGCATACTGCTGGCCCTGCCCCGACGCCTCGCCCATGCCAGCCCACTGCCGTAACATTGCCCGAGGATCGTCGGACTGTGCAATACTGCGCTTGAATACGTCCCGGGCAAAATCATCAGTAGCATTGCGGATAGTAGTCTCTGCTACCTCTCTGTTGGCCGCCTCGACAATACCCGGGCGCTCAATCTCTGGAACGGCCCGACGCAATCTCTCAATGAACTCGGCCCCGACCTCAGTCCTCGGATCTGCTAGATCCGCCACGGTTCGGGGGGAATAGGCTCTGGCTATCACACGAGACTGCTCCGGAGTTAACTCGGGAGTATCTCCGAATATATGTTGAATGATAAGATCATCCGCAGGGGTCCGCTGTTCCACAGCATCTCGGACGCCCTCCTCTAAGGCAGCTCCACCCCGAGCGGAGACTCTGTCAACAGCCTCTTCCGAGGCTCCGGGGGTCGCAACTCTTCCGACTCTAGCAGCACGCCCAGACAGTACCCGCTGTACTCCTGCGATTACACCGCCCGCCCCGGCACCCAGGCCCGCACCGAATGCGGCAGTGGAGAGTTCCTCGCCCTGCCTCGACGCCCCGAATCCACCAGCAGCACCGAGCCCAGCCCCGGCAGCTAGCTTAGTACCCAGGCCGGCTGTCTTGGCCACGCCACCGATAGGCGTAGCAACCTCGCCAGCCAGTTGGAGGTAGCTCGAACGTCCTGCGGCTAATTGTTGGAGATCATCCAGGGCACGCTCCATTGCGGGCTCCTGGGAAAGCTTGTAGAGTTTCTGTGGGATCCCGAGGCCGAAGACCTGACCAACTCCACCTACGGCTCGCTTCACTTCGGGTTCGGAGATGGGAGCACTTCCAGCCATACGAGCACCGAAGTAGGGGGCTATTTCCTCCAGCTGCTGCGGATTCACTCCATGTTTACGAGCTATATCAGCGATTTCATTGGAGGTCATTTCCTCGGCACCGAGAACGGGCTTATCGAAGAAGGAACGATCTTCCAGTTCCTTTTCGAAACCCGCCGGAGGAGGAGCGAACAGATCCGGCCCCTCGGCTGGAGGAGGCGGAGCGAATAATGACTCGTCACTAGTCGCCCCACCGCCACCAGGTTGGGGGGTTTCACCCAGCTGAGGCTGGGCCCGATTCATCTCATCCTGGGTAGGAGGAGCGAATAGATCTACGGAATTATCTACCATTTAACCGATCTGTCAATATCTGAGTTGCCTGGGCTTCTGTTACCTGGGGGTATTGCTGGACATACCTAGCAATCTGTTCCGGGGTTGGACGTTTCTCAGTGGAAGCGGGGGTTACCTCCCCAGTGGCAGGCTGAGAACGCACCTCATCGAATGACTTGCCCGTTCGCATCATCTCATTAGCAACTCGTTGCTTCTCTCGAACAACCGTGAGCTTATTGCGAATCTCACCGAGCAATGCCTGTTGTGTCTTCTCCCGGACGAGGCGATCCTCATCTGTCCAGATAGTATCCTCGGCAGCTGCATCCTTTTCCGCCTGGGCCCGAATTTCTGCCAAACGAGGTTCATCAATACCAGCCTGAGTAGCAAGTTGATCCAAGTTCACGGTGCGTGCACGCTTCTCATCACGAAGTGCAGTAGTCGACTTGGTTAGTAATGACTCTTCCTGCTGTGCATTGTCGAACGCCTTTGCACCGTATTGACGATTGAATCGTTCCTCAGCAGATACCTCACGAGCCGTTGCTCGTTCATCTGACTTCGCCGCTGCATCAGCCGCACGTTGAGCTGCAAGCTCTGCAGAGTATAGTGATGTCTCACGGCCGAGGGCAGCCTCTTCCGAACCAATACGTTCACGGAGCGATTGGACCTTATCTTTTTCGATCTGATAACGTTTCTCAGCTCGATCCATTTCCATGCGACGCTGGTCTCGGGCCTCTCCCGACGCCATCTTGTATTCCTCGAGAGCCCTACCAGTACGTCCCTCATAGTCTACCGAGGGCACCTGAACCTGATCCCCGATATACCGGCCCCGTTTAGCTCCGTAATTATACGCTGCCAACTTAGCGAAGGATTGACCTATCATCTGCACCAGACTGAGTAATTCATTCCGATTCTTCGATTCCCGATAGGCAGCCCGAGCATCGGCCAGGGATTGATCAATGGCAGTAGTATCAACAGCTTGTTCCTTTAGTTGATCAGCAGCCTTCTCATAGGCCGAGACCGCCTCTCGTAACTTAGCAGGAGAGGGCTTAGGTCCCAGTATGGACTTGACTTCCTGCTGTGTCTGTGTTACAGTGGAGCTAACCCCCCCACTCGGCTCGGTTGAGTCGGTTGGCCGGAGACCCGATGTTTGCTCTGCAGCATCGGGTTTCTTGTCGGTAACCTGATCGGCAAGAGATCTTGGTACTCCCATCTCCGGAGTAGTGCCATATAGTGCAGCCGCTCCTCCGGGGATTGCTGTCCGCTGGCGCAACTCTTCCTTGCGCTTGCGTTCCTCATCTGACATGAATAATGGTTCTGCCATAATAGTGCTCCGATTACTGTGCGGCCATGGTGCCGACTGCTGAAACCGCTGAGTATCCGGCGGCAGCTCCGGCGGGACCACCGATTATACCACCAGCGACAGCGCCTCCGATGCCACCGATAGTGGAGAATGTGCCCGTACGATTTGCCTGGTCAGCTTTCTGCTTCGCAATACGCTCTTCCAGCGAACGCTTGGACTCGGCCAACTGTCGCATCAGGTTCTGGTCCTGCTTCTGATTACTCAGAGAGTTCTGGAACTGTAGCTCCTGATTGATTCGCTGCTGAGCAGCTTCCATCATCTGGAGTTTCCGTTGGTGTAGTTGCTCAGCTGACTGAGCATAATTCCGCAGTTGCTCTACGTCCCTAGCATGGGTAACTGCATAGTCAGCCAGCTGTCTCTCATTCATGTACTCTCGGCCCATCTCATCTCTGGCAAATTGCATACGACTATCGAACATTTCCCGCTTCGCTTGCTCACTGAGATTGGCTAGTGCCTGCTCATCTGACAGCTGCTGTGTATCCTGGCCCCTGCGGAGATCGGAGAGACCCTGCTGCAATTGTGCCTGCTTCTGCTGCAACTCCATTCCTGCCGCCTGCTGGGTCGTGGCTAGGTTCTGCTTTGCCGTCTCAATCATTTGGGCCCCGACGTTCTGCTGAGCCGCAGCTCCGAGTTGCTGAGCAACCTGGGGAGTAGCCGCTGCTGTGGGCACGGCCTTCACGGCCTGCTGCAACTGGAGGTCAGTTGCTGCCTGGGCCTGTTGTTGGCGGCGCTGATTGGCAACCGGCATCTGATTAATTATCTGATCTAGTGCGGCCATATGTTACTTCGTTCCCCCGGGTGGAGCCGAGGGAGACCCGGCGTCCTGCCAGCCCGTGTAACTCTTCTGCCCCCCGGCATCTTTATACTGTCCATACTCATCTGAGAAGGCACCTGACTTATATGAGCCATATGCACTGACGCCGGCAGCTCCCATGGCCCCAACGGCGCCAATAGTTGCTGCCTGCTTCGCATCGGCCATCTCATTTTGCGCCATCTGGAGTGCTGCGTTGAGGTCGATGGAAGCCATGGCCTTCTGGAAGTCCCGATCCGAAGAGGCCAGGACATTCTGATTCCCGAGGCTCTTCACCAATAGATCCTTATTAGATCCGAGGACTGCCTTCTGCAGGGCCTCCTTGAAGGCGAGATCATTATCCAGACGATTCCGCTGACCTTCGAGTTCCAACTTGTCGAGGTACTTCTGGTCACCCATGCGCATCGTGTGGGACAGTTGCTCCAACTTCGCCTTATCTTTCTCGAAGTCGAGAGTTCCACGCTGCCTTCCGAGATCTGACAGTAACTCCTGCTTCCGTATAGAGTTCTGCTGTTGCATTTGCTGGCGACGGAGATCGAGATCCGCACGAGCCGATTGCTCCTGCATCCCGAGTTGTTGCACCTTCTGCCCAACCTCGGCAGCGGCTAGTTGCCCCTGGGGTTGCAGTTGTTCCAACTGTTGCCGGGTCTGGTCCACCGCAGCCGATTCTGCAATAGCAGATTGTGGCGCAAGCTGACCGGCACCCACTGCCTTCCCGCTCTTCGCTGCCAGGAGTTGCCGGGCCCGACCAGTCTGATCGGTTGTACCGACAGCTTCGGTCCCCGTGGCTGCTAGGTTGCGTTGAATCTTATCGATGAGGGCCATATGTTATCCCATGTCCAATCCGTACGGATTAGCTGCAGAGCCCTGGAAGGTTGGTTCCTTGCTCTTAGTCTGCTCATGCTTCTCTCGTAAATCCTTCTGCATAGCCGGAGTACTGCCGAGTTGTCGAGCATAGACTCGATCCTGGAGATCCCCCGGGACCTTCTTGCCTTCCGTGCGAAGTTTACGGAAGGTCTGATCGTCGATGGCATTATCAATCTTCGTTCTCAATGACTTACTACTCTGGTAGATGGGCAGTTCCTTGAGGGAGTGCAGGTAATCCAGATCCGGACCAGATAGTCCCCCGGCCACATAATCGGTGGCCTTGCCAGATGCATCAGACCACTTAATACCCCCAAGTGTCTCCCAGATGGCAGTCTTCAATCCCTTACTCTCGAGGGTCCGGGCATCTAGTGTACTATACACGGTGCGCATGGAGTCTGTCAATCCCGCTGGAGCATCATGTTCCCCGAAGCTGGAGGCTCCCTTGAGTACCTCCTTCACCGTATCTGCTTTCATCATTCCCTTGGAAATAGCGGAGTACAGACGGGTAGCTGCCTCGGCATCTATCTTCCCGTCCTTATTGGAGTCTAATAGTGTGAGATCCTTGGGAACTTTCAGGCCGAGCTTACGCATGGCAACGGCATCATCGAGGAGGGTCTGAGCCCCGCCCGTGCCGGCAACCTTGCCTCCGAAGTATAGGTTCACTAGGGCGTCAGCATCTCCTCTAGCCTGTTCGAGTCCCGCCATGGCACGCTTATTGCGATCGAGGATCTCCAACTTAGTAAAGCCATTGGCATCCCGCTTATTAATGAGATTATCTAGGTCCCAGGCATTAGTCATTCCCATGAGTTCTGTGGTCAACTCGGGAAACTGGGTGGCCAGGGCGAACATCTGATTGATACCAGCAGCAGATTTCTTCAGGAACTCGGGAGTTCTGGTCTTGAGTAGTTTGAGTACACCCGTGGGTTCCAGCTTCTTCGCTTGGGGAGTGCCCCACTTGTCCCCATAGAGGGACTTCATCAGTTCGTCTGGAACAGCAACACCCTCAGCAATATTGGACAGTTCCTTGTTCGCCTTCTGAATGGCAGTATTCTCGGCCGTCGCCTTGCCGATACCAGTAGCAACTTGGGTAAGTGCATCCCTATACTTATTGACGAATGCTAATAAGCCCTTAGCCGTTGGGTCCGCTTCGAGGGCCTTCGAAGATTCCGAGGTGGGATTAGTTAGATAGTCAGTAACTATCTTGCTGATGCTCTCATCACTGAGGAGTTGCTCCACTGTATACGTCTGACCGGCGAACTGAACCTGATCAGCACTCTCCAGGGAATGGCCCAAATCGAGAAGCTGACGCTCGCTGGCCGCTAGGCCTGTGGTGGACTGCTCCTGACTCGCTTCACGCAAGGAAGCCCGCTCTGCGGCCCCCAAGAGGCCACTCTGTGCTGCGGCCTCAGTCTCTGCAACACTTAGGTCCGCCCCGGCAGCAGCAGCCGTATTGACTGCCTCATTGAGGGAATCAATAGTCATCGTGTCAATCTGCTCCGGTGGGACGCCCAGGAGCAGGGCCAGTTCATCCCTATTGGTTCCGAGCGAAGGCAATAAGGCGCTTACATTCACGGCAGCTGCATCTGTTACTCGCTGTGCAGCGGCAGTTCCGGCAGTAGATTGAAGTTGTTGAGTAGCCGCTTCCTGTGCCTTGGCTGCCACCTCATCGGCAGATAGCCCAGTTAACTCGAAGAGCTTATTGAGATTCTGCTGTACACTCAATGAGTCCAGCGCCATGCCCTGATTCAGGAAGGTGACGACCGAGTTGAAACGTCTGTCCACTTCCGACTGTATATCTGCAGCACCGCCAGTAGCGGTGAGGACGCCCTTAGTCGTATACGTGGGAGTACCGGTGGCTAGAGTTTGCTTATTCATCTCATTGCCGATGAGTTCCTGTACCTTCGCTTGGGTATTACCGAAGACCTCACCGAGACGTTTCTGCTGTTCCAGTCGTTGCTGTTCCTGGGCCGTGACTGCCGAACGATAGCGTCTATCGGCCTCGGCCTCCTGGAGGGTAGTAGTTGTATCCAGGACCTGTCGCAGGGCCGAGGGCTTCTGGGCCGCACTACCCGCCATTGCCTGTTGCTGCGGTGTACCCCCGAGAGCCGCAACGCCAGCGGGCGTAGTAGGAGGAGCCAGCATACCCGCCTGACCAGCCAGCTGGGACGTGGGAGTGGGAACAGCTTCCTCGACGAGCTGCCCGCCACGGCGCACCAGTGTGGTATTCACTTTATCGGTTAGTGATGCCATACGCATCCTCGCATCTGCATGCTACTCCATGCTACTACATGCAATAGCATGTAAGTATCTACTATGTATTCGACCGGCGGACCGCCTCAGTATCACATGTATTTCGGAAGCTGTCAACCACATATGACTAGGCGTCTGTACCTGTCTGTATTGCCTCGAGAATTCCCTTCGAGCCCACCGAGGCTACACGGAATTCTACGCTGGCGATCTCTACGGTCTCCAGCCTGGTCGATGTCTCCACCTGGACCGACATGCTGACACCTTTACGCCGGCTGGTATTATGTCGGACTGTCAGTACGTCCCGGCCGACCGCATCACTGGCACCATCCAAGTTAGTTCCGGGTACTACTATCCGGGCCCCGGTGACATTCACGTATTCCTGTTCGGTGTCTACTGCAGTACCCACCTGTGCATTAGAGGGCACAGCTGTGCGGTATCCAATGTAGATTGAATCATAGATCTTCCGGGATCCAGACTGTCCGAAGTCATTGGCCCGTAGTTGCAACCGGAATGTATAGGCGGCATGGTCATCCTGGTAGTCTACCTCATCTCCCATGCGACGTATGACCATCATGCGGCCCGTGGAGGTGCAGAAGAATGCGTCCTGGTTGAGGTTACACCAGCCCGTAGTCGGGTGATTATCATAGCGAGTCCAGGCACCGACGCCCTTCTCCACTTCATTAGTGTGGTCGTACACGAATACTTCGGAGGTCCTAGTCTCGCTTAGCAGGGGAACCGATAGCTTATACTTCCGGCCCACCGTGTAGTGATGTCCCTGGGCCAATTCGAGCTGGGTGCGGTCTACCCGATCCCAGTTCCGTTCCATGAGTTTCCCGACGTACTCCACGACTAGATTGCGACGGAGAGCATAGATACCGGATTCATTGGCGAACATGATGCCATTCTTAGTGACGCTGACGGAGTTGGGCGCCGTACACCCGATACCCTCAGTCTCGATACGCTGCACGGGGTTGCGGCCTGCTCGCTTCTCATTTACGTCCACGAGGTAGATCGAGTTCTCCTTGAACACCACTATGACACTGGACTGCTGGGCAGCACCGAATGCCGCTTCTCCGAAGAAGGGGACTATCACAGTCACCTCCTGACCATCGGCGGGATTAATGTCAACCGCCGAATCTGAGTCGGTATCGAGTATGGCCGTGGGATTATCGAAGATCTCGGGGAAGTTCTCGTATCCAATGAGGATCCTCGATGGGAATAGCGCTGTTTGCGAACTGACCGTAGTTCCCGAGGCACGCTCAACATCATTAACGAATACCCGGAAGTTCGTTCCGAGGGCGACTAGCCGCATCCCGAGTGCCTCCTCGTCCACTCTGGGTTGACGAATGAGTACTCGCCCGGAAACGCCGGTATCATTGCCACCGATGGCGATGACCCAGGGTACGAAGGTGGTATATCCGGTGAGCGTAGTATCTACGTTCCGCATTGAGGCATTGATTGCGAGTGCTAACCGCCGTCCAGCCTGGAATAGTTGCAGGGTTGTATTGGCACTGGCAGCGGAGGAGTTGCCATCGTTCCCCAGCAATATAGGAATGTCTGCTCCAGCCGCTGCTCTCACCAATCTCTCGGGGTGAAAAGGTACTATGCCACCTGAACCACCGGCGCCCGTGTAGTTGACACGGAATACTGTGACCGACTGCACGTCCACCTGCCACCACCCGGAATAGGTGATTGGCCGATTCGCTGTACTCGGAGTGGATAGGGCACTATAGTAGATGTACACCCAGTTACCGTCGACGAGGCCGTGTGGTAAGCCGGTGTTCACTTCGAAGTAGGTTCCCGGAGTTGCAGGCTCTGAGATGACTATGCTGAAGGCGGTAGAGTCGGTCCGGAATTCATAGCGAGCCCGGTTCAACATGTCCGTTGTTCCGGTGGTATCATTTACATCTCTACGGAATTCGAAGATTGATCCACTCAGTTGCGTAGCGGTTACTGTGGAATCTCCGAAGAGTTGCATATCTAACTGCGGGTAATCCCGGACATTACCGAGGATGGCAGTACCAGCTGCCGAGGTGATGCATTCAGCTCGCAGTGGTTCCTGCCAACCCACACCTAGCTCGGTACCCTTGAGGGCCGTGTTAATCGGGTCCAGATCGAGAAGGTTGGAATCCCGGAAGGAATCCGAGAATTCAACGTATCCATCGGCACCATTGAAGGGTAGGCGTTGCTGGAATACTCTGTAGAAGGGAGCAGAGGTGTTGGCCTTGGTCCGGTATACCTGGACGTAGATAGCATCATAGTCGTAATTGTCCCAGGCGGGGAAGCCCACTAACTTGTGGTGAATGGCGGCGTCCTGGGTAAGTTCAACAGAGTAATCTTCGGATTGCGCCACAGCTGAGGCAATAACATTCTGATTCTGATCAACAGCATTCAATCGATAGTAATACTTGAAGACTGCGGACTCGGATAGTGTACCCGTCGCAGCGACGCCGGTGTCGAGTGACCGGTCGAGAAATATGAAGTATGCGGGGGTACTGGTAGCTGTCGTACTGATAATCGTGTACAGCTCAGTACTTCCTGTTAATCTCACCTTAGTACCAATTGGAAGGACGTCGAGATCCTCTTCTGCAGCGACAGTGAGGCGGCCCCGTGTGGCGTCTCTAGCAGTATATGCTACGGATCTCAGCGAGGTGACTATCCTGGCCGTCGGAGCGGTATCAGTCTGAATGAATACTCCCGGCTGCCACTTGAATAGCCCAGCTCGGAAGAGTGAGCTACCGTCAAACTTCATCGCCTCATCATCACCATTCTCGAGGAATAGAGTATCCGAGACCATACAACTGCGGAGGAAGGGTTGATCCCCAAATGTATTGGCGTCGAAGTATCTAATGTGTGTAGAGGGTGTCAGCGTATAGGAGTCATCGGGCGCCTCTACCGGAATTAACCGGCGATCCACTTGCAGGGTATTGGTGTCCGAGGTGGTATCTTCCCATTCAATAGGTTCCCCGAGATGAACCGTGTGGCCGACAACCACTGCGGTACCCGAGACCGTGTCCGTTTCCGTCGATACAAATGTAAACGTCGTCTGAGATGGAACATCTTCGATGAGCACCTCGCCTGTATATACGCCCGCCCGACGTAGTAATACTCGCATTCCACTGGAGAGGTGGTCGGTATTTCCCGAACCGAGGGTGACCGTGGCCATATCCCCGTCGCCAGAGATTGATCCACCGGTGATATCGGACAGGGGGTTGACGTATTCAATACGGAGAGGCCGAGTTGCCTCTTCCGAGTAGAAGGCGATATCCCCACGTACGAAGTTAACAGCAGTTGCTGCATCGGCAACGTTGCGGAGGGGCATGACCTGCCCGGTGCGCCGGCCGACCAACTGAACACCTGCCTGAATAGTAATGACATCGACCACCCCCGAGACGAGGATGTCCGTGGGGGTGGAGTCTGAGCTGGAGAGGACCTCGAGTTCCTGGGAGGCCGACAGGGCATCGGAGAGGATTGTATCCCCGGGGAGGAAAGGGGAATCAGACTGTAGGGTTAACTTGTCAGTGAAGAGTCCCACGGATCCCGTGACACCGGCATCATCCCAGTCACTTGTGGTAATCGACTCGTTGGAGACCCAGATGTTAATGGTGGTACCCGAGGCGCCGACCTGGATTATATTGAAGGAACCATTGTGACGGGAGTAACTCATGTCCTCTGCGGTAATCTGATCCCCGACCGAGATTATCGTGTTGACGTTGGCATCATTTACAGTTAGTGCCGTTCCCGCACTATTCCGTAGGGAAAGTGCCGGGACGGTAAGAGTGTATCGAGTGGAGCCCCCACCTACCAGCGGATCAAAAGCGACAGCCGTGCAGGTGGCCCAGTTATCACCGAGACCAGTTCCCGTAATGTATCCCCGGGACCGGCCAGGAGTCTGACCAGTCTCCCACAGTGCCGGTGCTATGACCGTCGTGGAGGCTAGTCGTTGGAATAGCGAGGGCAATGCGGAACCGAATAGATAGCTGGTACCTGATTCCGAATATTCCCGAACAGAATACAGATTACCTCCGAGGGCTCCAACTACCCTCGATTCGCCCGCAATCCTGTAGGTGTCGATGTGGGTTGCCCAGCCCTCTCGGCCCGTGGGCGCATCCCCGTAGATCTCCGTGTGGTCGAGGCCCCAGATTGTCAACTGCGGACGAGTGTCCGTGCCGCTTGCGGTTAGCGTCGTATCCGTGACACAGATCTCTGTACTGCGTATAGTGGCATATTCCCAGTAGATCGTGAATGAATTGGCTCCGGGGTTCTGGAACGTTACCGATATGGTATTGGAGGCGGAGTCATATTCGATCTCATCCGGGATGACCATTTCCAGATCGGTACCATTGGAAACGTAAACGCCGGGGAAGATGAATGCTCGTTCGGCATTGGGAATAGTGATCGTATAGGTACTGCCAGAGAGGGAGCCCGTCTTGAAGTTAGCCGAGGGGGCAGCAGAGAGAATCACGAAATAGTCTGCTGCAACTCCAGTACTATTCGTGACTATTACTGTCACACTTCCCGTGACTGTATCGATCGTCAGTGATTCCGGATCTACGAGATCCCGGTTGGTACCATTATCACGGTACACCTGGGCGATGATATTGAAGTTGGAGAGCTGGTGCGTCGCTGCGGTGATCGGCCCACCCGTTAACGTGGTGGGTGTCCCGGTCCCGGGAACAGAGGTATTGCCTGAGACGTAGGTACTGCCGGTGACTGCATCCTTATCCGCATAATAGGTGAACACCGAGATCGGAGATCCCGTGCCATTTGTATAATCAATGTCAATGTCAAATGAGGTCTCATCCACATTGATATTATCCCAGAGGACATACCGATTGGAGAGATTGGAAGCCGAGAGAGACTCCGCAACACCAACGAATAGGTTGATGGTACCCAGGCCATGAGTAGTTCCCGGCACGGTGAGGGTATTGGTACCCGTCTGGAAGGTCTGCCGGATCTGCTGGAAGAAGCCTGGATAATACTTAACTGAGTCAGTGGTGGTAAACGGTCCAGCCCCAATATTGGCACTGAGTCGGCCGTAGACAACCATCGGGCTGGAGCGAACCGTTAGGAGGTCGATGGTGGCCAGTTCAATGGCACTGTCGAGGGTGAAGCAAATCTGATTATTCGGATCATCATACTCGACTGAGACTACTCGGACTGGGAAGTTCCCGGCATAGCCTGCATAGCCGGGGCGGCCCCGGGCAATTCCCTGGACCACGTCGGCATTGAGCGCATCACGGACATATCCGGGGGGAATCTGATTCTCGGGACTCCGAGCGTCAATCCCCTGGAATGGGTCCTCTTTGATAAGGGAGAACGTCGTAGCTGCCATTACTGGAGATCTCCGTTATCTAAGATTATCAATGAGAAGGTCGCTGCCATCAGCTCCCCGACTGTGTAGGGAACCACCGGCGGTGTGTGCGTCCCCAGGCGGAACTCCGCCGCTGGATGCGCATGGTCGTTTCACGGGCAGTTCCGTATTTCTCGATCTGTTTCTCGAACTTATCCAGTACCTGTTCTTCGGTGGCAGCCTCGCCCCCCAGGGAACGCACGATCTCGGCCACTGTGAACTCCACGAGGAAGTTCCGTAGAGCACCAGACGGAGGGATACAGGTCCCCCGGATACTGCACACGTAGTCATCTAGTCCGACCGTCGGGGTCTCGGAACTGGTGGGAAGTGTTCCGTCGACAGTACGATTCAGCACTGAGGTGCGAATGGGACTGGACCGGAATGTGATCTGCTGAGCATCGATTACGGAGATCTGACCGGTCCACTTCACGGTGCCGGTCTGACCGTCGACGAGATTGACGTATGATTCGAGGGTATCGGCTTCTGTCGAGAGGTCATCTCCCAACGTGTCGACGATGATATAATTACCGGGCTGATTATATGCGGTGATCCGGCCCTGCGGCAGGACGGCCTGCTCGGGTTCCAGGACGTACCAGATGCGGGCCGGGTAGGTTCCGGTGGGGGCCGTGGGGAATCGAAGCTTCCGGCCCACAACAGTGTACACAGGGGGAGTTGCGCTGGGGTTCCTGGACTCGAATTTCCAGGCATCGTAATAGCCAACACGACGAACTTCGACCGTTGTGATCTGCCCGTTGGACCCCTCAGACGTGACGATCTCGACCCGGCTGATCCGGTCCTCGAAGCAATCCTCGGGGAGATCATACTCCTGGGCAGTTGTGAGCACCAGGGGGGCGTGAGTGAGGTACGGCTCTGGGTATCTGCGAGCGAGCGTATCGAATGCATAATCTTGGGCCCGATTAATGGTGGGCAGGATGCGATTCGGTATACTAACTGAGTCGATATTCAACTCGTCGAGCTGCTCTTGGATCTCCGATACGAGATCGTCGATTGTACTGAGTCGTCTGGGCATGTATCACCCGATTAATATTGGTCACACGATGGAAGCCGAACAAGCTTCTCAGTATTGCTCGTCGCTCATCGGCTCGTCGCCACTGGCCTTCTCAGCCTTAGCGGTCAGTCCCCGCTTGCGGACCTCAGCCAACAGATCCTCATCGGAAGCGTCGGCCAGGGCACCATCGGTTTCGCCCTCGGCCTCACCTGCCAACTCATTGGACAGGTCGGCGTCCATCTCGGCCGGGGTCTCTTCTCCCTCGTCTGCCGGTTCCATTTCGAGTTCCATGACTGTAACATCGTCCAGCGGTTTCTTCTTCGCTGGCATGTTCATCTTGCTGAGCTTACCTGCCATTGTTCTCTCCCGGACCCTGAGTGGGTCATCCGAATAACTGATTAATGAGGACAGTACCCAGGGCCCCTATGACCGCCAGGAATACAGTAGTTGAAATGCGAGCATGCCCACGAAGCCACTCGATAGCTGACTCGGCCTTGGTAACCCTCTCTAGATGATTGTCCAATTTGGATTCAATCCTGTCGAGACGAGTACCAATGCCGTCCAGCCTGTCATTGAGGTCAGACATGATGCTACCAGATACCTAGTGAAAAGTCAATGATCATCTGCTAACTCCCCAGAATTACACGAGCTACGAACAATAGGTCACCACCTGAATGAGGCTCATCTGAGTCTCCCGGCTGGAATCCGGAATCTCCATCGGAACGCTGGGTACGCCATTCCTCCGACCAATCCCGGCCCGTGGCTAGACGATCAGCGGGCCACGTGCCGAGGAGAAGCTCAGTCGCACGGGACTGCTCCCCGTCCGTATACCGGTGGTACAGGGCGTGTGCCAGGGGATTCTGGGACATGTGCTGTAGAATGTCGGTGAGAGTTCCCAGCTCGCTAGCAGTTAAGCCGCCATGCATTTCTCCGAGGAGATGCAGATTGAGGAGAGTCAGATGTGACTGGAATCCGGGGGCGGAGCTGAGCGGGTTGACTGTCAGAAGCGATCGCTCCCAATGGTTCTCTCCGCCCAACTTGTAGATCAGTTCGGCCAGGAGGCCGACAGTGCCGGGCCTGAGGTATACCCGATCGAAGTGCTCAGCCGCATTACGTTCCTCACCCATCTTCCAATTATTCTCCGAGCCGTAGGCCCACAGATTCTCAGCTACGTCTAGCCTCTTGAATTCCCAGATCCACACGAAGAGACCCATCAGCATATCACGACTGATGTCGGAGCTGCATTTGACAGCATACTCGGGCCCCGGGAGTCGGTGCCAGTGACCCAGCTCAGATTCAGCCGCCTCGAGATCCCCCGGCTCGCCGAGGCCGACCTGAGTCAGTGCAGTGAATAACAGAGCGTCACAGGCATCGCTGACATCCCATGCTCTCGGTGCCAATGACCGGATCAGGGCACGACGCTCTCGTAGAGCATCAAGATCACCCGAGGATTCTCGTGCAGGTTCCCGACGCCGTTCGCAGGAAGTCAGCGGGAATAGGAGGATTGCAATAGCTAGTACTAACCAACGATATCCTGGGAGCATTAGAATCGCCTCCGACGAACTGCTCGTTTAACTGCAGCGGCTGGAGTTGCAATAGGAGTAGCAAGAGGTGCAGATGCGGGAGTGGCAGATGCGGGGGCTGCCGGTGCCGGTTGCTGCAGTTGTTCAATTCGAGAAGTAGGAGCTGGCGCCGGAGCTGGGGTGTTCGGGAATGGGTTCCCAACACCCGCTACTAGGATTTGCTCTGGTGGCTTGAATGATCCGGGCTTCCCTACCTGGATTCCCTGTCCACTTCCCAACACTATGCCACCCTGTGGAGGACCCTCGGGAAGTTTACGGATATCATCAATTTTGATATTGGCGTTGATGGGTTTAGCCGCCGGAGCTGGTACAGGTTTCTTCTGCAGTTCCTGTACCGCTTTCGTCGCCTCTCTCATTGCTGACTTAATCGCCTTGAATGCCATAGATTAGAACCTGTAGAGTTCCTCAATATGTAGTTCGCCGTATAAGGCGATGCCGGTGCCGGCGGCGTTCTGAATACTCTCGTGACCTATACGCACCGTCGCTCCCGATGCCAATGATAATACATGATCAATGTTGGAGAAGCTGAATGCACCGAAGGCTGCGTTCCGATTGGCTGCTCCATAGCCGAAGGCCAGCTGTAAAGTGTCGCCAGTTCCGTATGCACTGCCACCAGTACGCAATTCGAAGTTCACTTGAGATTGATTGTCTACTGCTGTGCCCGAACGCATTCCCAGCCGACCGGTTGTTATCCGGTACACCGCTGCATAGGGAGGTACAAGTGTTTGGTATTCAGTGCGTGTAGTAGTGGAAGTCGATGCCACGCCAGATCCAGTAGACACAGATGCACGGTACTTCAGCGGATAGGCGATCACTTGCCACGTATTGGTCGATTGATCAGCTCGGAGTGTTACAGACTGTGCCTCCATGGCAAGTGGGAAAGTCGTAAGCGCACCCTCAATGGTTTCAGAAGCGTTACCATCGACGATGACTAAATTTGTTCCGCTACTGACCTTCTTCACGGTAATCGTACGACCGTAGTTGTTCGCCAGAGCAGGTAGCAGGATCGTTCGGTCCGCACCACTGGGGACTACTAGTATGGTGTCATAGCCATCAGTGTCCGTGATCGTGTAATTGGCACCACTCACATAGTTTGTGCGAGACTTCTCTCTTGGCGCCGAGGTGGTGACAAGGCCAGCTGAGCCGGAGGTTGCGATACCGAATCCGGCCGCTTGACCCGCTTTAGTCTTTACGATGCGCCACGTAAAATTAGGATCGGCATCAATTGATGACCAGTTAGTTCCGGCTGCGCCAAAAGTAGCACCACTAGAGTGGCGGTATTGGCCGAAATTGGCATCTATATCTGTAGAGTTAACGATGGTTAACCCGGCTCCGTACGTGACACCATTTTGCGTATGGAAATTCTGGACATAACTTTGAATCTCTCCGACCTCGGCCCAGGTCACACCGGCGTTTAATGACACTTGGAGTTCAACTCTGTCGCTCGACTGGAACGGGGTTTGAAGCCTTACACGCTTCTGTCTTTCGGCCGTAAAGTTGCCGAACTGACCACCACCGGGTCCATACGCAAACGCCGTCGTGTCATTTGCATCGGTAGTACTAGTGTTGTACGCATATTCCACATCATTCTGGGCGACATTAAGCGTGCCACTACCCTGGAGTTGGCTAATGAGAACTGTTGCATGAACTGCAACATCGAATGGGCCTGCGCCGATGTTGTTCGGGGCTAACTCACTGTAAATATCTGAAGCGGTATAGGCACGGGACATAGCGACATAGGCATTACCTGATGTAGCAATGATCGTTCGTGTATTATCGCTTGCGACCTCGGTCCACATGTCCCCGATTACCTGAGTTGATGCATAGCTTCCGACAGTATAGGAACTGGGCAGTCCGATGGAACTACTACCACCTGTCGTAGTTCCGGAGGTAAACTTACCCTGTAATTCAATCGAATCTCCGACACGTCGCCAGTAAAAGGAACTATTAGTAGTAGTTCCCCAGCCCGCACCGTAGGTAGGCGTGTATGCGGCCCACTCGCCAACAACTGCACCCTGGGGCTGAATTCCCGGGCCTACTACGATTCCCGCTACATTGAGGGTAGCTGAACCTGAGCCACTCGTGCGGGCGAAGCGCAGAGTATAGCCGGTAGAGCTATCGGCGTCGAAGGTAGTCGTGAACTTGCCGGTCTGATTCGGAAGTGTAGTAGCTCCACTGGAGTCAGTGGACAGTGCCATCCTGGTGGGACCTGCCGTGTTGTAGACACTGACGGTCCACTCCCCGGAGACGAAGCCCGAGCCGGGACGCATCCAGATGTCCACCTTGAGTTTGCGATTCTTGAGAGCCTCACCCGGTGTCATCGTATAGGAGTTGTAGTTAGTCGTCTCGGTACCATTGCCCGTGGCGACGAACTGAATAGCTGTGTCAATTGTTCCGCCCAGAGGGAGATCGCCTGCCGTAGTCGTCGTGACTGGCGTAGCGAATACTGTACCCGTCTCGGTCCATCCCACAGCATCCGAGGGACTCTCCACGAGGTTCAGCTCGCCGGAACTACCGGAGCCCACCTCGAATAGGCTGGAGCCATTGTCCGCATAGAGTTTGTCGAGGTCCGAGGCATACCAGAGGGTGGCCTCCTTACGGGTCAGTCCATCCAGTGTTGCCTTGGCTGCCTTCGGCAGAGTGATACGGCTAGTATTAGATGCAGTACCGCCGTCAATGTCCTTATTAGTGAATACTTCGGTGCCGGCCAGCGTGGCCAGTGTTCCCGTGTTCGGTGTGGTGACGTTGGTAACACCGGTAGTAGTTAACGTGAGGCTATTCCCGCCCACATTCCGGAGATCCCCGGAGAGTTCCAGAGTACGGTTGCCATCGTCCGCATCTAGAGTCAGTGTTCGGTTAGCCGTGAGAGTGGACGTAGACTGGACGGCCAGGTTAAATGCAGAGTCAGTATCATCGAGACTGAAGGTATCCACCGACGTGAATGATCCATCGGTAGAGGAGGGAGCTGTCAGAGTCGGCGAGGTGAGCGTCTTATTAGTGAGGGTCTGAGTAGCGTCGATCTCGACCAGCACCTGAGTGGTGTCGGTTGTCGGCGCCAGCTGGACATCCGTGGATGCCGTGTAGGTCACTGCCTGGTTGGGGCGCAGGGTGATGGCCCTGGTATCCTTGCGGAACACAGTTGCTACTAGTTCAGATAGAGTACCGAATAATTTCACGGGTCATCTCCTATTGTCCCCACCGGGGACGGATATACTAGTCGGCTTTCCGACTCGTGGGAACTACTCGGGTGTGCGGCCCGAGTCGTTACAATTGAAGTCAGCCGCACCTGACAATTAATTATTGCGCCGTGATGAGTACACGCCAGCTGGACCCACCGGGGGCCTCGCTCGAGGTGAGCGTCACAACACTGGTGCTGGTCCGGATGATCGTATCAACGAAGATGGTCTCATCGTTGGTCATATCATAGACCTCGACCTGGACATCCTTCGTGCCGAGCGAATGAGTGACCGCCTTGGTTGTGCCGTCGCCCGTGGTCCACGTGGCCTCGAAGGTATCATCGACCCAGGTGGCCGTCGTGCCGTTGCTCTTAAGTTTGGTACCCGAGGCGCCAATGGCCAAATTGGAGACCTGAGTAGTCGATGTGCCGATGAGCAGGGAGCCCGTAGCTAGGCCGGAGACTGTAAGGTTATCCAGGTTACGGGTGGCAGCATTGCTGGAGCCCGAGAATTGCGTAAAGGAGACAGGATCTGTGCCAACTGTCGTGACTTCGAGGGTCTCGACATATGCCTTATCGGCATTCGCAGTACCTTCACGGACGAAGACTGCCGAACCGGAGAACTCCGCAGCAGCATTCATGTCTTGTGAACGGGACGGTGCACCAGAGGCAGCAACGATGTAGATGCCGTTCTCTTCAGAAGCGGTCTGATCCTTCAAGAGGATCCGGTCGCCGGTGGCCAGCGTGACACCGTCGAGGGTATCACCATTCTCGTATGCGGTAGCGAGAGCACCGTTGGCCGTGGTGGCTGCCCGGACAGCATGCTTCCAGCTGAGACCGTTGACCAGGTTATCAACGTAGGTGGTGCTAGCCTTCGAATCGATCTGGGTCTGGATGGCCGAGGTGACGCCGTCGAGGTACCCGAACTCGGTGTTACTAACAGATCCGTTGTGGATCTTAGCAGCATCAATAGCGGCGCCGCTCTTAATGTCGGCATTCTCGATGTTGGTGATCGAGTTACCCGTGCCATCGGCATCGAAAGTCTTGTTGGTGAACGTGGCCGTGGAGTTGGCCGAGACTAGCACATGATCGGCATCGCCCGGAGGGAACTGGAAGTCCCGTGACGCCGTGTACGTAGTCGCCTGGTTGGGACGCAATGTCAGGTCCTGGCTATTCTTGCGGAACAGGAGGCTGACAAGTCGGGAGATAGAACCGAATACTTTCATTTAATTACTCCGGACCCCGAGGGGTCAGTCTGCGTGCACGACGACTCGCCAGGACGTCCCCGGCGACTCTGATGCATTTAGGGTTATTGCATTTGGACTAGTGACTGTTACTGAGTTTACACCAATTAGCTCATCGGTGTCAAGATCAATTACAGACACCACTACGTCTGGATTATCTAGGTTGTGGGTGAACGTGAAGGTAGGTCCATCGGCCGTGAGCCAGTCAGTCTCGGCGGATTGAACTCCCGTGGCCCCGGCCACCGACTGCCAACTGGCAGCAGTACCATTTGTCTGCAGGACCTTACCAGCCTGCCCCGACTGATCCGGTAATACTCCGGTAACAGTTGTGGCGAAGATGTTGAGTTCGGCTATCTCGTGACCAGAGGTACCGATATTAACAACACCACCGACGCCGGAACCGCCTGCAATCTGGGACTGCGGCTCGAAAGTCATATCAGTGCGGGATCGGAAGTTAACCGAACTTGTGGAATCTATAGAGAGCGTGGATCCGAGAAGATCAATACGCTCCAGATTATAGCGGGCATTGGCCGTTAAATTGGAGTCTAATCTAAGACGTAGGTATCGAGATAGAGTGAATGCCATATGAGTTTAGTCCCCGGATACATAGACCCTATTAATTGGGTACTGACCGAAGGCCCTGTACTGGATTGAGGTTTATAATCTAGTGTAAACTATAAACCGTCAACCAGCCATCGGGTAATTAGCTTATGGATTGCTGGAGCGTGACAAGTAATACTCTACACACCAGCGAACCCGACCAGCGGTTGCAGGCGTGGTAGCAATGGCCATGCTCAACTCGCTATAGGCGGTTGCACTGGGCTTGATCGCCGTGGCTCCCCCGGCCAGTGCCTGGGAGTTAGTGCCCGAGCTGGCAGTGAAGTCGGTAGATCCCGTCAGTGCAGTTGCACCGGCCGATAGGGTCATATCCGTGGCCCCGGCGACCGCAGTTTGTTCATCCGTGTAGACGTTGGTGACAACGGCACCCGGGGGCAACTTCGCATTGAAGAGATAGGTGCCAACAGCTCCGCCATCGGCAGTGAAGTCCCACACGACCGTGGCAACTTGCTTGCAGAACAGGTCCATGACCGCTGCTTCACGAGCATTGGATTGATTCTGATTGAGACGACCGGCGGGGGTACGCTTAGGAGAACGCATGATATTATTCCTCAGGGTTATTCGGGGAGCTTATGCTCCGAGAGTTGGTATACACTACCGAGGCCCGCTCCCGCCGAGCGCAATGTAGGACGAGAGGGGCACGGAGTGCTGGGGGTTGAAACCCCAGGGGGTGGGTAGTTTCACCACATACCCAGGTGGTCAATCCCAGCAGGATAAGCTCACCACTGACGGAGGTGACCCGTTGGGTGGGGTAAGCTCCCCCGGTCTCACCACTCAGCACTTGCTCACAAGGAGCCTGGCAGGTGACGCCAGCTTTCAAATTAACGGGGGACGTATCGGAACGTCCAACCCTTGTTGTGCGGACATCTCCAACTAGGACGTAGGCAGTTGGCAATAGCCGATCGAGACCCTAGTCCATCTTTAGAGGCGTGACAAGCGCTTAGATACCATCGCTCCTCTCCTGTTTCCAGATTAATTGCGACAATAGGTTTACGCAGTTTCAGATTATTACGGGCCGAGACACCTGACAAGAATGCAGCTCTACCTGCCCGTCTGCCCCGCTCTTTACGTATCGCTAATGGCACACTACGAGCTAATTTACTGGCCATTGCAGAATCAAAGCCATCACCACCAATAGTAAGATTGGTTAGACGGGCCCCAATAGATCTGAAATAAGCAATGTGAAATTGTTCAGACTCATTCAGTTGATCCGCATCAGTTTCTTCTAATACCACAACCTTAGGTAAACCGGGTAATGTTCGTAACCATCTGGACTTATAATTATCCTCAGTCAACTTATGATTCATGTGATCCCGAATACGAGCTTTGAGATTTACCGTTTTACCGATATACCTCAATTCTCCCGTAACCGGGTCACACAATCCATAAATTGTTGGAATAGTACTCACGCTACCCAGTATACCACAGATTCGAGATTAGGCGAAATTGCGAATTCTTGCTATTGATTTCGGGTGCTTACAGATCAACACGCAGCAAGCTTGTAGGTAGCTCACGACGTTATTGACGTATTCACCACCGGTAACCTTCATGTGGAAGTCATCTCCATTCGGGGCCTTTACAGTCGTGAAGTCCGTGCCGTGGTACTCGAGGACCTTCTCACCGGCCTTCGTTTCCGGAAGGATGTAGAGACGCTTCTTATGGCAGTACTCACTGTCGTACAGTTCGATCTGGTCGTTCCGGTGAACGATACCGAAGACCTTCGTTCCACGCTTATTGTCATCCCACGAGATGAACCGGCGGTCCGTCTCACGGCTCTCAATAAGGGCAGATTGTGTCTCAGGGGCCGAGCAAGCCATGCGCCACTTATAGCGATCCTGGCCAACTTCGATCTTGACCTTATCCATTACCTGGTTGAAGTGGCTGAGATCCAGCGCAGCCGCAGCAGCGTCAACTTCGCTAGAGCCGGTAACGCCGGTCATCGAGATGCCGTGGACGGTGCGGTTGTCATTGGCTGCCAGGGATTCCAAGCCAACCAGTGTCTCAGTGAGGGTACCGTAGTCGGTAGCCGAGGTGATGGCCGTTAGATCCGGGATCGTCGGCTGATCATACTTGTAGAACACGGAACCCGCTTGGGCACCCGTGGTAACAGTCGTGATCGTGCCAGCCGAGGCGAACGCTGCGGTGAGGCCCTGGAGGCGGACCTTACCAGTTGCCCGGTCCTTCGTGATAACCCGCCAGTAGACCGGCTCAGTCGCCAGGTTGGTGTCGAGAGCGGTGACTGCACCGGCACTCGTGCGGAGGATGAGGATGTCCTGGTATTCGAAATAACCGGTGTGACCCCGGCTCGTGTCGCTCTCGTCGAGAGTCCACTCGAGTTGGTCGCTGTTCGGCGTAGTGACAGCGGCAGCGCCAGCGGCGACCTGACCAATGACACCAGTACCGTCCTGCCACAGGGCTCGAGCCATCTCACGCTTCGTTGAGGACATGGAGGCCGAGAGGATCATCTGCAGAGGCTCTGCATACTTCTCGGGGCTGACTCGTGCACGCTCGTACAAGTTGTATTCCAACTCTACGGTTGCGTTCGCTTCCTTCAGCTTCGCCGTGTACTCATCAGCGGCCGGCTGGAAACCACGGGGGAACGGGCGATTGCTCGTACCCGGGTTACGCCACTGGGTGTTCATCGGGAGGAGACCGTTCTGGAAGTAGAACCGGATTTCCCGAGGAGCATGACCCGAGACCTTCGCCCGCTTAACCATCTCGTAGTCCCGGAAATCGGTACTGATCTGGGTGCGGACACCTTTGGAGAATGCAATCTGGAGAATTTCCCCGAGTTGCAGTGTATCAACGTTTGTAAAAGCCATTACTATTACTACCTAGTTAGTTCAGGCAACTAGCCACTGCGGTACCATTACCGCTTGATAGCCTTCCCGTACTTCCCCCAGTTGGAGAAGAGGGACTTGAAGTCACCCTTGTTCAATAATGCGTGGGCTTCGGCTGTTGCTCCGCCCTTCTTATACGCTGCCACCGTAGATGCCTGAGCATTCTCAGTAGCTTCTTGCTTCTTCTGGTCTACTACTGCCGCCGCTTTCTTCTCGGCCTGTACGCCGATACGCTTGCGGAGTGCTGCAGCTACCATGCGGAATTCCCTGTCCACGAGTTCCCGGGTCATGGGAGTACCCTGGTCCTCGAATGGCTTCAGACGCTTCAGTGCAGTATTCCAGAGCATCTCATCGAACATCGCCTCGTCATCTGAGCTTCCGAGCTTCCCGTCGAATCGGTGCTTCTCGAACACCGGGTGGACAGTAGACTCCAGAGAGCGTAGTTCTGCGGTTTCCCGCTCTTCGACGATTCGCTTCTCTCGTGCCTCTGATTCGGTACGCTGCTTAGACAGCTCCCTCTCCAGTTGCTCCAGCCGCTCCTTCTGCTCCAACTGAGCTACCTCGGCGGGACTGGCCTTCTCGAGAAACTTCGCTCGATCAATCTGCCTCTGAATGAAATCCTGCGATGCGCCTGGCTTACCTGCAATCAGGTCGATCACACCAGCTTCGCCTCGTTCGGCATATGCTGCCTCGAGTGCGTCCAGGACCCTGCGATCCTTCTGGTGAACCTCGGAGTCCCGGGTACGGGCCGCCTTCTCCTGGTCACGCTCAGCCTGCCACTTGCGAGCCCCGGCCGCTAATTCGAATTGCTTGCGAATAGCTGCTCGGTCTGAATAGTCGATCTCCAACTTCCGACGATTACCCTTGTCATCAGAGACTGTGATGGTTTCCTTGTCAGCACTGGGTGTCTTACTGGTCGTCCGTGCATTAGCATCGGTCGATGCAGCAGAGCCCTTGGAATCCTCTGTCTCTTCGGGGGTCTCCGTCTCCTGGGTCTCATTTGACTCATCAATTGAGTCATTTGCACTGACCGAGGAATCGGAATCACTAATCACCTCGACTTCGGCAAACGCACTTTCCTGTGGTTCTGCCTCGGTCCCTCCGGCCTTTCCATCAACTACCGATCCGCCGGATTTCCCTGTTGCCATTGCATCCAATATCAGATTTGCCATGTCTCACACCTCGCCATCTGGGATTACCAGATAGGCATAACCACCGGCACAGTGACCCAGTCACCTCGTCATGAGGAGATATGGGGTGCAGGTGGGATTGTGTACAATATAATACAGGTGTTCTCAAAAGTCAATAGGTATTTTCAGATACAGTGCTAACCGTTGGACACTATGCGAGAAATACTCGCTTACCACTCTTGGGTGCCCGGACCTGCAGATGCACCCAGGTGGGGGTGTTAATCGGGGATTCCATGTAGAGTCCCGCTTTTGCTAGGATATCTAGATTCCGGAGACACCATTGGATCAGCTTGCGATCCGGGTCAGCAAAGTCACAGGCCTCGCAGGTGAGGTGACAGCTAGTCTTAGATGCCCCGGGTGTCGTGCTGTTAACGGCCGCAGGCCTGTAGCCACTAGACACCCTCATCGGCTTCCCATAGAGGTCCCGTAGTAGGTTCACGGCAATGAGCAGCTTCTCCATGTTCTGCTGCATATCGGGGGTCAGGGGAGCCGCTGCGTCCCGGCCCATCAGGTACTCTTTCTCCGTAATTTTCCACTTCGACTTATCCAGCATAGGAATCCTAATAGTGGATAATATATTGCTCAATAACTCAGTTATGGACCAATATATTGATCATTATCCGTTGACGATGGGTGCGGGGGCCATTGGGGCTACTGGTAATTCCCCGGGAGCGGGAGCAGGACCTGGGGGCTGCGGCTGAGCCGACATACCGCCACTCTTCTCCTGGGCTGCCTGAGTAATGCGCTGCCGGATATGCTCCTTACACAACTCTCTAGAGGTACCATCCAGATACTTAAATTCCGCAGTCATGAAGTACTCCATGGCCCAGGCGATCATATTCTCGTGGTCCTCGAACTCTTCGGGAGCAACTAGTAACTGAGAGGCGATCATCTCATCAAAGATTTCTCGCTGGCGATCCTCGGCCATTTGCAACTTATCGTACATCCCTTCCAACTCATTGAGCTTCAACATCTTGAGGGACAGCCGGGTGGGGATACCTGCCTTCTCGAACATGGGCTGCAATGCCATGATCTCCTCTCGCCGAGTCATGGGATCCAGGCTGAGGGTCACACCGTATTCGCCCACCACATCGTAGCCACCGTCGATATCCGCACCCTTGAGTGCGAGTGACTCGAACGCCTTCTCCTTGCCGAGAACCCGGATCGTCCGCTCGATAGTCCAATGCTTACGCTCGAGATCGAGAAGACCCTTGTGGAGGGATTCGACTCCGAGAACATACTTATTGAACAGGCGGCGGCGAATCATGTTACCCTGGTTTGTCGCATATTGCATCGACGCCCCGGATTGTTCTCGAGACTGCTGGCCCAGCATCGCCTCGTTCATGCCCATTACATCATTGATGCCCTGGATCATATTGACTCGGGAGGAAGTCATCTCCGGCATTAGTTGTGGGACCTCCATGAAGAATGGGGCCTGGTTACTGTCAACCTTAGTCACATCCCATGGGGTATTGCTGAGATCCAAATTGACCTCTGCCTGATTACTCACAACCATGCGAGCCACGCCGTGGGCACGGATGTTATCAATGTAGGCGGTATCGATCTGACCTAGAACTTCCTGGAGGGGGGCAGAATACTCGAGGGTTGACTTCCCCCAGACCGAGTTCGGAACATCGACATCGGTGAGGAGATGATAGGGGAGACGAGCCATCTGCGGAAGTTTGCGAATACGAGCTTCCTTGATCTCATCCGGATCATCGGAGTTGATTATGGCAGCGAGAGTTCCTGCCCGGGGGAACCGGAATGGCGAGGGTCTGCAGGGTTCGAGAACATCTCCCTCTGCAGTAGTAACACAGTAGCGACCGAGATAGCCGTTGGTGGGGAGACCTGTTTCCCAGTACTCGAGAATCTCGACACAATTATAGTGTTCCTCACGATCCTTCGACGTGGACGAGTATCCCTCGTTCTCAATACGTGCCTGCTTCAATAGATCATGCTTATCCGGCCACTTCGCACAGGCCAGCTCGTAATCCATGAAGAGACGCTCGATAATCCACTTCACACCATTGGGAGTTTCGGGAGCAATCCCAGAGGAGCGAGCATCGGGGTCGATGAATATATTCCGGGTATGCGGAATGGAGATGGATATGTCACCCTCGAGGCGCATGGTACCATCGGCCTCATTGAATTCGAGGATGTCCCCAAGAGTGGAGTCCCAGACCGTCTTCATGGCACCGAGCCCATAGGTCAGCGTGTTGAGGGTCCACTTATCTGTATTTTCCTGCAATTGATACTTGCGAATATTGTAACGACTGACCCGGTCTGCAGCATCGGCCTTCCGAGTATCCTCTTGATCGGAGCTAGTGGGGCGCATCGCTACGGTGGGAGGATTTGCAGAGAGTTGGGAGTGGAGGAATCGAAGATTCTTGAACGTATAGGCGACATTTGTACGAGAAACGTCACCGGAGATGTCATCTCCATCGGAATATCCGGAGAGGGGATTACCCATTGAGTCCACGAGAAGCGAGGAACCAGTAACGGAGTCGAAGCCATAGGCTGCTGCCTCGTTGCGGTCCCACTGATCAGCCAATCGACGTTGTGCCTGAGAGGCTTGACGAAATCTCTTCAGGACCTCTCGCTTAGTCTGCTCTTCCCCCCAGGGGGTTAGCTTAATACCACTCATTTGTTACTCCATGTGAAACCCATACTTAGACAGTACAGGCTTAATCATGTTACGGAGGTTCTGAACTCTCTCAGTTTGCTTCAATTTACACAGCTCTGCATATAGGCCCTTGATTGCACGCCATTCTATGTTGGAGGAATGCCCGGAATCAATCAATTCCAGGGATTCCCGAACCTCATCTTCGATTGGACGCCTGGGACAATGCTCTTCCTCCGGAGTACGCAGTTCTCGAGGAGTTCCCATGTCAATCATTACTTGTAATTTCATATTAGCGTCTCGATTGATGCAATTTAATCAGAGCAAACCTGAGCATAGACTGCATTCTACGCCGTTCGGAGTAGAGACCATACCACAGAATCATCTGGATGGGGAGAAATGAGACCTGGAATGCGAGGAATGTGGTCAGATCCACCCTTTTCTCCTAATTCTACTGGCCCGAAGGGGTTGCCTGGGGGTTCTCCGACGTTTAGCAACTTCTGCCTTCCGGTGCTCGAACTCTTTTCTCTTCTCATTGGCCTGGTAGAGCTGCTGCTGCCAGCCTCCGAGCTTCTGCAGAGGTTCCCAGCGGGGAATATTGTCGCAGAAGTAATGCCACTGGTCACACATGTGCTTACTGGACGCATTTACGATGCGATCCTGCTCAGAATCGGCCCACTTGCAGCCAATAATCTGGTCGATAAACTCAGTATTGTGGGGCGGGATGAACACCCGAGTACCCAGGAGGTGCTGGGACTGCTTAATAAGCTCGCCCTTACGCTCATTCTTACGGACAACTCCCACATATCGAATTCCGAGACGAGCCGCTGTCGAGATATACCATACCTCATGGGGGTCCGAGACTCTCCGGATGATATTATACTGTGCAGTTCTGGCCGCAACTGCCCGGACTAGCGCCTCGGGCTCGTGGATTCCGGAGATTTCCTCCGAGTGCACGCAATACCAATGCCCTGTGGCAGGATCCTCGGCCCAGACGCCCAGACCCAGGGCACTCTTGAGGGCTGGATCTACTGATTCCACGTGTCGCCAGGAGGTCTGATAGTTCTCTGGAACTGTACGGCAGGCAATTGAATAGTCGAAATGATATACGGCATAGGAACTGGGGGACCAGTCGCCTTCGAGACGAGTCCTGCGGACTGTCTCCGGCAGATGGCTCAGTTCAGACAGTATCTTCTCCCGCTTCTCTGGATCTGAGTAGATGGGATTATCCAACATAGAGAAGCGATACTTCCGGCCGTGTGGGGCTGCCGAAGCGTCGATGCGACGCTGGATGCGGAGATTCTCTACAAGCGGAGTGAGACTTCCGAGGAGCAACCCGGAACGAGCCTGGAGACGACGGAGGATCTCATCGATGATCTCGTCCGTCGGAGGCATCTCATCAATCCAGGCGAGATGTGCAACGTAACTCTGCAGCCGCTCACGAGCCACGTGGGGATTCTCTAGCGATTGGAAGACGATCCGATTCCCATTAGCCATTTCCAGACGCTGGATAATGTTTCCGATCCGGACTTCCTTGTAGGTTCCGGGGTCGAGGTAAGATCTAATCTTAGGCAGTAGAGATTCCTCAATCTGCTTCCCCGTTCGAGCAGCCACAAGTACGAGGCGAGGTTCCATTCCCCATTCGGAGGGGTGTCGCCACGTAGGGTGAGAGTCGGTGAGGAACCAGGCCACAAGTCGGGCACAGGTTTGTGACTTTCCGGATTGGTTCCCGGCGACGATCCACTGGACGGGGATTCTACCGAACTCATCGATAACCTCTTGCTGCTTCGGGGTGGGACGAGATTCCGGGTGAATAGGATCAAAGCATTCCGCACGGGTAATACTCTCCATGCGCCGCATTGCTGCGGCGAGGAGACGAGCATCCTGGTCCGGCGAACTCTGCAACATCGATTATGATCTCATCGTTCCTGGAGGTCCTTGATGGAGATCAGCTCCACCGTCGAAGCTGCTGCTGTGGTAACTACCACCCGAGCCTTGCTGTACAGTGGAAGATATATCCAATCTGCAGAGTCGATATCGAGGAAGCGAAGATAGAAGTATCCACCGGCTCCGGCCGTGAGAGTAACACTCTTAGTGTCCACCCAGTTGGGACCGAAAGCCTTTTGCATCTTGGCAGATACTGTACCAACGGTAGTACCGGTACGAATCTCGAGAGCCAACATCCTGGCTCCTCCGGCACTCACCGGAAACTCCTTAGTAACTGGCAGGTCCGCCTGAGATGCCGGAACTGTCGTGACGATTAACTCGTCTACTGGTGCCCAACCCTGAGCCATTACACGTTACTCCTATAGAACTGTGGGTCCAAAATAGCCATTACACATTACTCCTCTAAAAGGCCGTTCAACCAATCTCTAAGAGCGGTTATCTTGCCAATCTTTGCACTATTGAACTGGATGATAACATTTCCCGTATCATCTACAACTGCAATACCATCTGCATTGAGGTCAGCGTTCGGAACTGGACGGGTATTGAGATGTTCGACAAAACTCGTTTGAAATGATTCAATTACATTAGCCATAAGTCCCCTATTCACCGTTCCGAATAACAGCAGAAAGATGTACAAAAATCCTCTGGACATTTATTACATCCAGATTAGCCCTCAAGAGCCTGAAGCGATTCACTCCATCACCTGTGAAGGTCATATTACGAAAATCAAAATAAAAAACGCCATGTGATCCACGCACCGTGGTCCAGCTAGACCCATTGCCCCACTGCAAGCCACACCAATTACCATTTGTGCATGACCCAGAAAACTCCCTCAGAATTACTTGTGATCCGTTCGGAACTATAGAAGATAATTGCATATCTGTGGTATTCGCTGCCACAGTTGAGTCGAAGGCCAATTCAATAGGTGTCGCCATATCTACCTGTATATTACCGTCACGTCATTACTGGTGGATCCCGAAGTAACCACAGTGAGACCTGTGTTGAACCCCAGACTCAGCGGTCCGGTACTAAACGGTCCCGGCTGTCCCGACGAACTGAGCAACCCACCAGAAGGTGTGCCACAATCAAGTTGTATAAGAATCGTTCCCGATCCAGCAGTATTATCATAGATTGTAATTATTCCCTCAGTAGTATTATCCCCGATGATGACTGAATGCAGAATTCCAGCACCGCTCTTCACAGTACTCGTGGTATTGCCAGTAATCCTAGCAGAGGAATTATGACTAGTTTCTAAGGATAGACTGGCACCCATTACTTCTTCTTCCGACCCTTAGTAGCGGGTAGAGGTCCTGCACTCTTCACACGGAAACCCCCAGACGAAGCAGGGGCAGCGGCTGGAGCCAACTTCCGGGCCATAGTCTGTGCTAGGTCGTGAACCCAGCGCTTCACCAATACCAACTCCTCAGCATCCTTCCCAGTCAGGTCCCATCGGCCCTTAGTGAGGAATGCAATCAGATTGGCACAGCGACGTCCATCATCATTAGAAACATTTGATATATCCACTGGAGTCCTCCCTATTGAGACTGTAACATGGGGTCAACTACCTGTCAACCCCATATCCGGCAGTATTATGAGAGTTCCAGTACATTCAAATTGAGCGTGCCAATACCACTCTTAACGGCATAGACATTGACCGCAGGTCCAACTTCCAACTCCATAAATGCATTCGACGGCAATTCGATACCTGCCGTTGCTCCGGAGGTCGTCACAGTAGCAGAACCAATCCAGATACGAGCAGCACTGGTATTCTGCAACATCAATACCTTACGGTTAGCGAGGTTAGCCGCAGGAACCTGCGCCGCTGTCGAGCTTACCGAAACCTGCTGCTGTAGAATAGTGGAGTTTGCGATATCCACCGTCTTCAACGAGCCCTCGGACCAGGTGAGCAGGGAGGCGTAGTCACCATCAGCCGAGGTGTTGGTGCCCTGGGCATCCTTCCGGACCGCCAGAGATTGAATGCCCATGTCACCGCTGACATGAGCTACATCTTCCGCATGAGAGAGATTCTGGATCTCGGTCAGGAGAGATGTTAGGGTAGTATTGGCATCATCATCACGGACCCTCATATCTCCGTTGGCGGTAGCCTGCCAACCTGTATAATCACCATCGGTATCAACCATCGAACTGCGAGTATCCCTGCGGACGCCAAGCTGGAAGAGACCAACGTCCCCGGAGACGTGGGGAGAATCTTCAGCATAGTCACCGGCAAAGTTTACAGTAGCATCGACTCTGAGTGCACCTGCTGCAGTAAGGCTGAGGGGGATGTAATCCCCGTCGGCGCCGAAGGAGGTACCGGCGTCATTGCGAACACCGGCGATACCAGTGAGGAAGTCGCCACTGACATGAGCAGTATCCTCGGCATACTCCGAGGCACCCTTGGCATCGAGGTACTGCTTACCACCAATAGTAGTATTGGTGAGCAACGTACCTGAGGCGGACGTCAGATAAGCGGCAATTGTGGAACCATCAGCAAGCGTCGTAGTATTGACGGCAATCTGATGCATGCCCATTAGTGATCCGGACATTAATCAACTCCTCTGATCGTCGATGATTCGACAGATCATACCCAGGTTAGTATCTCGGCCACCTGACCGGCGACACTGCACTGGAAGTATATGGTTAGTGTTGGCGAATCTAGGTCGCCCTCAGAATAGAATCCATTTGGCCCGAAGGTACCGTAATCGACGGCAGCGGGGGACCAGGCCCACTGCACATGTCCCGGGGGCAACGTGGAACGCAGCTTCAACAGTACACGTTTGGTACCAACGGGAAGCGCATAGGAGTATTCAGTTGCCGCTGCCACGATCGCTACATTCGCTACGGTTGGCGTAGTAACTGTGACGCCATCGACTGTTATCGGGGTAGCGGGTTGGCCTCCACTTCCTGCGGGGGTAAATGCTGACATTTATTAGATTATCCCCCTGCCTCACCTATGCGAACATCAGCCCCAGCAGCATCTGAGACTGCCCATACTTCAGCACCAGCAGTTACATCCACAGCAAGTGCGTCCTTTGGGGCCAGCGGGTAACCAATGGCAGTAGTAGCCTTGAGGGCGGACTCTGCTATGTATACGGTCTGGGTAGCAGACCAATTCTTCAACACCAGGCCACTCCGATCAACCAGAGCAGACGGAATTAGTAGGAATGGAACAGTGCCCACTGTCTGCTGGGAGACGCTGAATCCAGCCGCTCCGAGGATCTTGACATCACTGGAGCCACTGTTGATCGCACGGCACTGCACCTTGTACGTACAAATGCCGGTATAGGTGGCTCGGACCCTCAGGTTACTGACCGTGGGCCCGGATCGCTTCAACACGAGATCTACTGGTGCAGAGATCGTGGGGAAGGAGAATACCTCTAGCTCCTCGTCATCGACAACGGCCAGTACAGTAACGTCGAGGGTGCCCACAATTGCATCCACCGATAGCGTCGCCAGGACAGCATCCGATTGGATGATGAAGTCACGCTGGGATGTGCCCGCCCCGACCGTAGTCTCGGTGAGCATATCCAGCTGAACCCCGAGATTCATGACTGGTAGTACGGCCATTAATTACACCCTGCGCAGGTGTTAGTACTATACCATTGGGTGACCGCTATGTCAAGCTTTACTGACAGCAGCGGTCTTTCTTCTAATGTATTCTTCTAATTGAGACCGATCCATCTGGCCGATCTCCTCGTCCGCAAACTTGGGGGCCGTGGAACTGTGGAGTTTGGTGTATATCTCCCTCGCCTCACGGGCAGCGGAGATCACGAGGCTCGGGTTCTCCTCGTCCCGGAGGATCTCCGAGACTCGGGCCATGCTCTGCATGAGGAGGCGGTGAGATTCCTCCTGTTCCCACTGGGGACTGGTCCACCAGTCGGAGAAGCCGGGGGTAGCCCACCACTTGCGAATGGCCTCTGGAGCGCCGTAGCTCAATGAGGTTGCGGCGTCCAGCTCGGAGAGGGTCCCGGGAGGGTTCCGCCGGTGGAACTCATTGCGAGCCCTGATCTGCCGGTTGGAGGGGGTGAATGATGCTGCAGCTACTACCTGCTCTAAGATGGTACTGGATGGAGGAATGCTAGTCACTTCCTGTTACTCCCTGTTACTACTAGTAGCACTTTCTTCCCTACCTGAAGCTGTATAGGCTTGTGGTAGCTTGTCTGCTGGTAGATATACTCGCTTTGCGGCCTGTGCCTGCTTCCGCTCGTACGGCCCGAATTGCATACCTCACTGAATCAGTGGCGTATGGGCATTTCGTGATGATTGCTGCCGTTGCGTTAGTTACCGCTGGTCCCATTGTAGTCTCGGTTGTTAACCCGAGCTTCAGTATAGGGTGGGACGGAGAACGGACCTACAACAACTCCTGACTGGTATCTATCACTCTGGCAGCTATGTCCCGAATCGTATGGGGTCCCGCCCTGCACGTGTGCTCTTCGGAAGGTTCCCGTGGTAGGCAACCGCATACGACCCGTAGATGGTACTATGCCCATCACTTGACAATATAGCACTTCTTTCGATTCCTGTCAAGTGCGAAGTGCACACCTCGGAGCCCTCGGTGAACACCTCAGTCCAAGTCTCGGCCACCATTAGACCATCTACGTTGGATACTATTCGCTACCCGCATGATGAACCCCAGCCATTCCGTGACGTTCTGGCCTCTACGTTGAGTTGAGCAGGGGGTACAAATCGGAACGAGGTTAGTGGATCGTCCGGGTCCCCGGGGATCTCCCAATTCTGCCACCACTCCCCGGGTATTGCAGGCAACGCAGCGATTACTCACGGTTCTCAGGTAGTCCTGGACCGTGAATTGTACTCCCCCGTCCAGTTTCCGAGCTGCTCTCACGAGGGCCCTGAAGGGGCGCCTGTGGCCGATGGGTACCCGGGCCGCTATTACTGACTCCGGGCCGGGAATGCCTAGGCCCGAATGGCACCTACCGCACGTCCGCTTGTGCCCAGCCTGGCAGCTCTTGGCGATCACTTCCACTATTGATCCGCAGCTGCAGGCGGCTAGCCAGATCGCACCGACCCCCCCACCCCCACTCCTGGAATAGTGTAACATTGTGAGTTCGCCATACTGGCGATCTGTATGATCTTTTGGCTTCCTGGGCACACAATACTCCTTGTGTATTGGCCTCACCAATACTCCTATTATATCACAATGATATTGCGGGGTCAAATGGTGCGTCCGGCCCGTGTGTAAGTGCCGGAGTGTAGTGGTAGAAGTTGTGGCCCGGGCGTCGAGAGCAAACCCACTTCCACGTCGGTGGTTCTTAACACCTACCCCACGGTGGGCTTGGGATAGGAGAGGGGGGAAGTAACCAGCTAACACTGCTGGGGTATGCCCAGTACGACCCATCGCACCCAATACGGGTACCAGCGTACCCACAGGGTCCCAGTCCCCCCCCCCCCCCCCCCCCCCTTTCTTTCTCTCTTTTGTCCCCCCCCACTCCCACCACCCGCGA